ATGGAGATGCCGGCCTTTTTCTTTGCCTTTGGGCACGCCGACTGGTTGCGGCAGTGGAAAAGCACGCTCAACCTTGAATTACTCCTTCCAAGCCACGACACGGCATGCATATTTCTTGGTCGGGTTAAGAGTCGTTCTAAAGGGGCATTCATGAAACTTCGCTACGCTTCGCTGGCAATCTTGCTGGCTGCAACCTCGTGCGCCAAACGTCCGGATGCGATTGTACCGGTCGATATCCCAATGGCGGCATACACTGGGTCGAGCTGTCCGGTACTCGCCGCAGAGCTAGTCAAAGAACAACAGAATCTCGCAACGGTTTCGAAGGCGCAAAATGACGCAGCAACAGGTGATGCTGTGGGCGTCTTCCTAATTGGTGTCCCGACTTCAAGCACTTTTGGCGGTGACAAAGAAGGCCAAGTTGCCGTCGCGAAGGGCAAAGTGCAGGCGATTCAAAACGCCATGCGAAGCAAGAACTGCGCGAGCTCTTGACCAGGAGCGAATGTCGGCGCCGAGTGAGGTGCCGGCCTTTTGTTTATGCGACGATCCCAGCTTCTCCCATTGATGCGATGGAGGTCGCGGCTTGCTTACAGAGCATCTTGATGACCTATTTGTTTTCTCCAGCTGGTTTCACAACCGCTTGGAGTAGTTCGGTAACGTCTTGTCCGTCCTTGACTTCGTGCATCTGGCCCGCGATCACTATTTTGACCTGCCGCCCTGCGCGCAAATCGCGCCAATCCTTGAGTGTTCCAACAACATTTCGAACGAACACGGCAAAAGCGGCGGCAGAAGCAAATGCGTAAGTCACCACCGTTATCAATTCAGTGTAATCTTGCGGCCAGTAAGCCGGCCCTCCTGGCCGAGTGATCTGCGTTTCACCCTTCCTGCTGTCAGATTTTGACAATTGGCCGCCTGCCGCTAATGCATACCTATCCATCGCTTGATTGAGAGCCCTGTCCCGATCCAGGTTTTCTGACGTAAGTCGGTTACTGCGACTACCAGACCCGAATGGGTTAGTGGCGCTCCATTCGAAATCTTCGACTACAAGTTCAAACCGGCCCATGCCTGTGTCCTCCACAGTGTAGGTGGTCAACGTCACTTTCGTTCACCGACTGCTGTGCCGCCAAAATCTGCCATCTCATAAACCGCAGCATTGTCCTGCATCTCGCGCAATCCTTTATAGGATGCGTGTCGCAGCTTTCCGTCATGCGTCCAGGCTCGATACTCGACCTCGGCAACCAGCTTAGGCCGGACGTAGACGGCATCTCGTTTCCTACCGGTTTCAACGGCGGGCTTGCTGGTAGTGATCTTGTCCATCTGGGCCCGGAGCTCGAGCGCGGAACGTTCGTTGAAGCCGGTCCCTACCCCGCCGACGTAGACAAGCTTGTTGCCCTTTCGCGCGGCCAGCAATAGGCGCCCGATGCCGCCGAATGCAGCGGTTGACCGCTCATACCCAATGATCGCGAACCCGTCGCTCCGGACGCACTTGACCTTCACCCACTCGCCCAACCTGCCCGATCGATAAGGGCTATCCTTGTATTTCGCCATGATGCCTTCCAAGCCGTGCTCGCAGGCAGAGGCGAAGATCTCGCGACCGTCCCCTTCGAGGTCCTCGGAGAGGCGGACAGAACCCTGCGCGTGTTGCAGGAGCGATCGGAGGAAGTATCGACGGGCAGTGAGTTCGAGGCTCCGAATATCGTGGCCGTCGAAATATAGAAGATCGAAAGCGAACATGATCGAGGCGCCAGAGTTGAGCTTGCCGCCTCGTCCGCCAAGCGACTGCTGGAGCTGGCCAAAGTCCGGACGGCCTTGCTCGTCAAGCACGACGGCCTCGCCATCAAGGATGGCTGAACCCACTCCGAGGCGTTTGGCGTCAGCCTCAATCGCGGGGAAACGATGCGTCCAGTCGTGACCGCCGCGCGTCAGAATCCGGACGTTGCCATTGTTGAGATGGACGGCTATGCGATAGCCGTCCCATTTGATCTCGTAAATCCAATCAGGGCCGATCGGCGGCCGCGATTTAAGCAGCGCCAAGCAGGGCTCGATGCGGGCGGGCATAGGATCTAGCGGCAGGCGCGGCTGGGAAGGGTCACGCGGCTTTCGTGCGCGCGAACGGATGGGCTGGCTATCGGCCTGAAGAGGCTGAGAACGTGGCACTCTGCCCATTAGCTGGCCTTCCTCGCCTCAGCCACGTCATCCGGAAGGACATGCATTCCAACCTCGTGAGCGGCTTCGACGAACGCAGCTCGAGCCGTGTCAGCGGCGACATACCACTCGATGGCCTCCATAGACCGCCAGAGCGCGGTGTGGAACTTCTTCCCTTTGCCCTCTGGCCATCTCCCGCCAAGGAGCATAGCTGCGAGATCCTGAACTGTCTCAGCGTGTCGATACTGGCCGGCACCTTCGATCTCCACCTCCAGAGGCTTTATGAAAACGGGAAGATCTTGGTCCATTTTCGAGGCTCCTTGACAAGTGGCGAATCAGTTAAATCTGAAGTGATTCGTTTGTCTAGGCGGGTCGAAATAAATAGCCGCCCACGGAACAATACGTCTCGAATAGAGTTGCTGACTGCGTCGAGAACTTTCCCCCTCTCGATGTCCTACACTGGAAGCCCCGCGCTCTCCGCGGGGCATTTTTTGCAACCATGGAACAAATCCCGGATAGCGGCGTTTTGGCCGACGATGTCGGCCCCATCCGATATCAAGCCCAGCCCGAGGCTCTGCGTCCCCCCGGTCGCAGGGCCTCATTCGTGATTGCTTTGGAGATGGAACCCGCACGCTTCGACAGCTTTCGCTATGGACTGGCAGTGCTTCTCATGCGCCGCCCGCATCTCCGTCCCTATGCCCATATCGCCCATTGGTGGATCGAAGATATCGAGGACTATGGCGACGCCGTCAGGTTCCGCGACAAGTTGCGTGCTGAGGGTGGCGATGAGACGCTCCTGGAGGAATACGAGCAAATCTGCATTCAGCTTGAGGAGGAGGTGCAGTCCTGTTTTGGCGCTTCCGGCCTCGACCTGCCGTGACGAATTCTCTCCCCAGCCCGCTGCCATGAGCGTATGATGACTGTAGTGCCAAATGACGCCCGTCTTTGGCACGCTTCGGACGACTTCAGGTTACCCTCCTTAACCCGGCTGAGGTCTCCCTGGCGTCCTGTCGTTCACGGCAGGACGGGTTGAGGGGCAAGGTTCATGACAGCGATCGCCCGCGCTACGCCAAGCTGCTGAACCTCCCCTCGATTTCTTGCTCTTGGGGCTTTGGTCCAACTAGCGATCCCGGCAGATCGGCGTAATCTATGATTGTTCTGACCCGCTGGGGAGCCAGGACAAGAAGGGGAGCTTTCGCCCCATGCGACAGCCACGTTGCAGCAACACCCTGCCGAGGGCTTCCCTTCCATCACCGTGCTGGGATGGCTGCTTTATACGTTTTCGGCGACTGGATATCGACTTGACGCTGCTGCCAAGTCGCGTCATCTGACATGACGCTCGGGCGGAGCGAGAATCCAAACCATCGACATGCGGCTGTCGGCAACATCTTCCAGGTGAGGCCCTGTGCACGCGCCCGAATACCAACCGAGATATCGCTGGAGACCCACCTGGCCCGGTGAAGGACATCAGGACTTTGTCGCGTGGGATGGAGAATTGCAGTTCGGTCGAATATTGATTGACCTTACTAGTCCCAAGAACGGTCAATGGATCTGGGCAATGAGCTACATACCTTGGCAGCGCAAAACCGTGATGCCGCATAACGGATGGGCTGAGGATCCCCGCGAAGCATCGCGTCGAGTGGAAGAGACATACGAACGGATCAAGCAGGTGCATGACCGAACCAATTGATCCGCAACCGGGTGCCGCAGAACCCTTACCGCCGCGTCGCTCGCCCAAACAACGACCCCCGATTGAAATTCCAAGCAGCAGAGAGCAGTCCCGGCGCCTGCTCCAAGGATCTTAACGCGCCGCCGTTGGCCATGGCGTCTTGTCACTTCTGAGTCAGGATCGCCGACGATGGGTTGTTCAGGGTGGCGGGAACAAGCAGTCGTCTTTGAGGTTCAGAAGCGCCCTTCCTCATGGAGGGCGTCACGAAATCGTTCTGGATGGTGGCCTGTGTCGGCAACGGGATGGCTGGCCGTAGTGGTCAAACGCAATCAAGCGGTCTACACCATTGCTTCGGCTGAAGACGCGCTCAAACTGTTATTTTCTGATTGGCCCGTCCATAGCGGGCTTCCCTTCATCTTGGCGATGGAAGCCTGCGCAGGCGCTGTCACGGGCGTCGTTACAGATGAGGAAGCCGAATTCGCCTTTCTAACGGCCGCGATTGACGCGCAGGTCTCGTTCGAGTTCCCCTGACAAGGAACATTTTCTTCGGTCTGTGCGCTCTCAAATCGCGGTCATTCATAAGAGAGACCAGATCGTCCGCCTCCTCAGCCGTCATTTCATCCAGAGGGACACCCTCGACGATCTCAGCGCAGCCGGTGAGGGTATCCACGACAGACCACTTGCCGTCGAACACAACGCTTGCTTCGACTCGATATCTTAGATGGACCTTATCGGTTAGATGGCGCATTTGCCTTACCCAAGCCCAGCTGGGGAGACCCTAAGCGTTGTCGGGTCGGTTGACGCGCCGAGAATCTCCCCTCAATGCTGCCTTGGAGTGGATCTTCAGCAGCCAGGAAAATATACCGCGCTCCGGGATGGTTTGGTAGATATTTCTGCGCATGCGGTGTGGGATGGTGATTTGCAACGGCAAGGATATTCCTGGATCTCATCAGCTTAAAGGAGGTCCAATAAATCTCGGCGATCAACCAAAGCAGATCTGGATGCCTCACCATGGATGGGCTGAAAATGCTCGCGAAGCATCACGTCGAGTGGAAGAGAATACGGACGGATTAAGAAGGCGCATGACCGATAATCAATTGATCCGGAGCCAGTGCCGCAGGGCAGCAACCGCTCCGTCGCTTGCCCAGGCGACGATCCCGCCGATCGTCAACCCGGCGAGCGCGATGAGGCCGGATATGCCGTATCCCAGCGCCTTCATGCGTTTCCACTCCTCGAGCGCAGGCAAAACCGCGTCCTGATTGCTTTCCACCTGGTCGCGTAGATCTGCGATCTGATCGCGGAGCTGCGCATCCACTTGGCCACTTATCGCGACCGTCGTCTCCAGCTTGCCGATTTTGCTTGTCTGCTCATCGAGGCGGCGATGGATAACCGCACGGCTTTCGTGCGCATGGTCTTTTTCATCGCCGAAATCCTCACGAAGATGACTGATGCTTTCGCGAATGCCCGCGATCGCTTCCTCAACACGCCCCAAGGCGCGCAGAATATCCGCCTCTGTCGCCACGATCCGCTTTCATTTTCTGCAGGCTGGCTGCTGATCGCAGGTTTCGTTGTGAGCGACGACTTGCTCCGCAAACGGACGATCATTAGCGACGATGAACTTTCGCGTAGCTGGCGACGGTGTCAGGTGCTCGAAGCCGGCACCGTCATTCGCAGGTGCCCGCGTCACGCACCCACTGACCACCAAGCTTACGGCACAAATCTCCATCACTAAGCCTGCCCACCGCTTCATTTGTCACGCCCCGTTGCTTGATAAGATCCATCGATCGCTGGAGGGCCGCAGCACGTTCCGCAACCCGCCCCTCTTCCTTGGCGGCCGGCAGCCACCAGATGGCATTGACGACGATCAGCGCGGCGCCGACCATTAGCCCGCCACAAGCCGCCGCCGCCGGCAGCTTCAGTCCATCAGGAACAAAGGACAGCAAAGGGGCTAGCCCTCCACTGCCTGGCGAATGTCTTTCACCGCCGCGATGATCCAATGCCGCAGGAGCAGCGCCAACAGGAAGGCGATCAGGGCAAAGCCGCCGATCGCGAGGATGGCGCGCCAATCCATGCCGCCGAGGAAGCTCAGACCGATGCCGGAGCCGGTGCCCAATCCACCAAGCCAACCAAGGAGGTTGAATTTCTTTTTCACCTGCGTTTCCACGGCCGCCGGCACAACCGGCTTGTCCGCAACCACAGGCGCCGAGACAAAGCCTTGTGCCGTGGTGGCGCCCGACAGCGCCAGCAGTTCAGCATGAAGTGCCGCGCGCGTCTTCGGTCCGACATCGCCATCGGACACCAACCCCTTCGATGCTTGAAACTCGCGGATCTGGGTCGGCTTCAGCCCGAGCACGACAAGCGACAGGCGTGCGAAGTGGCTGACGCGATCGTCAAAGCCATTCATGCCGCCATTGATCTTCTTGGTGATGGTCTCGATGTCGCCCTGGTCGGCGTAGCGATTGAGCTTGCGGCTGTCCCAATACCAGAGCGGCACAAGGCCCTCCCATGGATCGGTGTTGACCAGATCCGGATTGGCAACGAAGTCAGGCGGATTGAAACCCTTGGCCTCGCACCAGTCATAGAACGCCTGGTAGTTTGCTTTGCCGGTGAGCTGCGTTCCCGTGCGGCCCATATACTTCTTGCCATCGCCGTCGAGCGCCTGCGTGTTGCCGAGATCGACACGGGCGTCGTATCGGGACTGCGCTGGCGTCGGCCCCCAGATCTCGCGATCGTATCGAAAGTCACCGCTTTCATGCATCAGCTGCGCCAGATACTGAACAACACGGTGCACGCGGTTCATGCCGAATTCGTCGCCGTACCGATCGAACGCGACCAGCACGGAGTTCATGTTTGCTTCATTGACAGGCTTGAGAGCGGCCGCGCGAATGTGCTGAGCCGTAACGAGTACGTTCATTAGAGACTCCGAATTTTTCACCGAAAGGTAGGGCAATCTACGCCCAATGGACGAAGTGCCAGCAAGGGATGGTTGTGGTTTTATGAGGCCGACCGAAATGCGGTCAGTTTCTCTTGTTATGCGTTGGGAAGCTCGCCCGATCCGGCGAGCTTCTTGCTGTCAGGCCAGACAACCGCGCTGGCTGCGGCTTCGGCCGTCGCAACCGTCGTCGCGGCCTCGATCGCGGCCTTTGTGCCGAGACGAGCGGCCTCGATCGCGCCACCAATGACTTGCCATTGCAGAAAGGCATTGTTGACGACGGCGGCGACGTCTCCGAGCGTCTGCGCGGTAATCCCGACCTCCACCGACAACAGCGGAAAGTCCGATGGCTCGGGCGTTCCCCCCGCTTCGAGCGCTGCAAAGTAGCGCTTCGCCTCGTCTGACTTCTGCTGGTACGTCATTGCCTGTCCAGCGCCCCCGGTGATGTACTTCAGGCGCTCTTCCTCGGCTGCGATATCTATCGCAGCCTTCAGACGCAGCTTCACCTCGGCGAGCGCGGGCGGCTCGGCCAACGTGTCAGCAATGTTTCCCCAAACTCTCGGAGCCATGATCGTTCCTTACGACTGCTGGAGGACAACGCCAGTGGCGATAATCGCTTTGTTGGTGAGACTCTTGAACCGCCACTTCATCGACGTGCCGGAAGGCTGCCCGGTTAGCGAGACTTGACCCTCGTACATCTTGACGCCTCCGAATGACGGTAGCGTCAGGCTCATCGTCACCGCGCTCCAAGTCGTGCCGCCGTCGCGCGAAACGTCCATTGTGAAATCCGTTCCGGGCGTCAATGATAGGAAGTCGGCAAGCTGAAGCGCAACGCGTGCGTTAGCCGGGGTTGACGCGGCAGTATAGGCGACAGAAACAAGCGTCATGTTTCCGGGTTGATAAGTCGCCCGTAGCGGATGCGTCGCCGCATTGTCTTCTGTCCATCCGGAAATGTTATTACCGACGGAAACATCTGTCGTTTTATACGCCCTAGTCGCAATTAATACATCAACAGTTTCGTTGGTTCCGATAAATACCGCTCCTAGAGCAATTTGCTTCCCGTCGACTGGTACGACGTAGGGAGCTGGCAACTGGTAATCATACCACCCGCCGCCCGGATGCGTGAATGTGTACGACGCTATAATGTCATACACGCCAGCGGATAAGCGTCTAGAAATCTTTACCGTCCTACTTCCGGATAGCACCGTGTATAAGCCGATATGCGTAAGCACATACCCCGGAGTCAGAAAGAATGAACGATTAATAAACGTGTAAACCGTTGGTCCCGACGATGTTGATGTTGGAGAGGCGATTTGCGAAGGCGAATAAGGTGAAAACCGGTCGTTAACGCTGTCGTACACGTAATCAAACGAACCGTTAGGATCTATTGCGTAGGCCGCAGACGGAGGCGTAAAGTTGGCGGTATATCTGGCGATTTTTGAAATGCGAAACTCGTCAATAAACCCGTTCGGAATACCTACGCCGGTATAATCACACCCTATCCAGATAGCAGACGGAGGGGTAACGAAGTTGTTTGTGTCAACGTAGTTCCCCCCCTCCTGCACACCGTTGATAAACAAACGTGTAATTCCCGACGCGCGGCAAACCGCAATGTGATACCAATTGTTTATCGCAAGCGTTGTGGTTGACGTTATTCGATTGTTAGACGCAGCAAAGTAAATAGCTTTCCCGTTGCTATCCATATAGATAATCGGGTTTACGGTTGCTGTCGTTTGGCGAGTTTCGAAAAATACAGACGCACCCGAAGCGGGTATAACAGCAGGTCGAAACCAAAAATCAACGGAGAAATCACCCGTACCGAAATTGAAGTCAGCGAGTCCATCCGTTATCGCGATATACGTGTTAGTTGAGCCGTCCAAAGACAGTGAAGCGCCACCGAATTTAGATTGCGCCGTGCTTATTTTTGCCGCGCCGAAACCATACCAGAGACGCGATTTTGAGCCGCTATCAGGGAAAATAACGGCGTTATTCGCTCCGTCTAAGTGGAGCATGGTGTAAGTAGCGGGGTCAATGCCCGCAAGCGTTCCGTCAGTGATTCCGGTCGTGTCGTCAAACGAATCCGCGACACCGCCAGCCATGCCGAGGCGTTGACCCTTCAAGTCGGCAATCTCGATTGCAAACAGTGCGTCGTTCTTGCCGCCCGAACTGGCGAGTGCGTTGATGGCTGCCTGAACCGTCGCCGGCGCGCCGGCGAAGTTGGCGACGCTGTTATCGAAGGACACATCGAGCGCGGTGTAAGCCAGCAGCGTCTTGACCATAGCCGGAGTCAGCTGCTTGACGAGCTTGCCCGTGCCCCCATTGAAGGCGACCAGATAGCCGTCCGTGACGCCACCATTCGGGCCGACGACATCGCCGGTACCGGTGCCGTCCGTTCCCTTGACGGCCATCAGGGACCAATAGGCGTTGGACGTAGTCGGCAGCGACGGCGGCGCATGACCTGTGCCCGCCTGAAGAGCAATCCAGGCGCTGCCTTCATTGTAGACGCCATCGTTCTTGGCGTAGGCGGTCGCACCACCGTACGCTCCCCGCCAATTGACCAGGCCCGTGTCACCAACATCGCCCTTGTCGCCCTTCGGCCCAGTGCCGTAGGAGAACGGACCAGCCCAATCGCCAGACGTTGCCGACGCCTTCACGTAGAGCTGCGGTTGCGCCACACCGATGACGACGAGGTAGGAGAAGCCTTTCGCACGGTCATTGTAGGATGCACGGCCGGCGAGATCGCCGCTGGCGTCGAACTTGAAGACCGTACCTGTCGCAAGTTCCGCGATCAGCTGCGCCAGCGTGTTGCTGTTCGTCGTCAGCTGCTGCAGATACGCCGTGTCACGAATGATCGCGTAATCGTAGGTACCAGACGCGCCGACCCATTCCGTCGCCGCCGTGATTTCCGTATCGCTGACGACCGTGGCAATCGGTAGCATGTTGCCCGAGGCCTGAGGCGCGACGATGCCGCCGGCGATGAGAGAGAGCTTCCATGCCGTGCCAACACCGGTGATCACGGCAGAGCCGCTCGTCAGGGTGATTTGCCCTGTCGTATATGCAGTCGTCATGTCTTGAAGTCCCTTAAGCTGGGATGCCGAGAATGTAGTAGCGGATGGCATAGGCCGGACAGGAAACGCCGATCGTTTTCACCGTGTAGCCGGGGTTAACCTGTGTCTGCTCAAGTTCGTAGCGCAGCGGCAGGGTCTTGTTTGTGAAGAACCGAGCCTCGTTTGTTGTCAGCGTGCAATAGGTCGAATCTCCCGGCGTGAAACGCACACGCGGCTGACTTGGCCTGTCGTAATAGCCAGCCGAAGCGTAGGGCAGCCGGATACGCTTGCCGAGGCCCGTAGCATCGCTACTGCCCGTTTGGCTGTCATTCGGCTCACCAGCACCGTGGATCGTGAAATACTTGATGAACGGAAACAGGCCCGTGCTATCGAAGTTAACGACCGTCTGCTGGTTGGCGCCGTCCGGGATACCAAACACCCCAGTTTTGACGATCTGCAAGACTGGCCAGCGGCTGTCGATGATGACATCGGCAAGGTTCGGCGGATTGGCCGCGCCCGGTCGCAGGAACTGAAACACATCCTGACCGCCGATACTGAGCTGACGGAACACCTTGTTCGATCCGACAGAAGCCGCCGTGTTGTCCTGCGAAATGATCAGGAACCTCGCGCGGCAAGCGGAGCCCGGATTGGTGAACACGATGCTCGTGCCGACGATCTGGTAGTAGGCGCCATAGATGTCGTCATCCGTCGGCGGCGTGCACGGAAAGTAGATCGTCGAGCCCTTGTACTGGATCACGTCAGCGATCAATTCGCCACTGACATTGATGCCGGCAAGAAAGCTGGAGAAGTCGAAGCTGGTGGTTCCCGTCGGCAACCCGATGTCGCCAGAGGCCACCACCTTGACTGGCCTGCGCGAACTATCGAAGGCAAGCTGCGAGGCCGTCGCCACTCGGACGTCGTAGCCAGGCTTGGAGACCCGGCAGAAGTCCTTGGTGATTTGCACCTGCATCTGCCCGGGAACCGGTGCAAGTGGCGGATCTTTGATTGCCGTCTCATCCCCGGGCAAGTTCCAGACGACTGCCTTCTTATGGACCCCCGATGTGGCAAACGAAATTAGCGAGAGCGGGATTGCGACGTTGATGTAGTTACCCGCCCCTGGAAAGAAGCTGTTGACGTATCCGCCTTCCTCGTTCCAGAGGTGCTTGAATACGGTCGTTCGCCCCTGATAGCCGTAGGCTCCAGTCGAAATCCGGCCATAAGTGTAGACACCGGCATCGTTGACCGTCTTCATATCAAAGACCGGAAGATCATACTCGACGCCAGCCCAGAACGAGCTTTTCCAATAAAGGCTGACAACGCCGGTGCTATAGGCGGTGCGGGCCCGTTGGAAGGAGCTCTTGTCTGTTCCGGCCGGAAGGAATTCTGCAAACGATCCGCCGCCATAGTTCAGCTGGTCAACGCCGACGAAGCGGACGTTGGTCTCCCACTTGCTGTTGAACGAGAACTTGCCGTAAGCCGTATCCTCAGTCGAATACGGGCTGTCGGCATTGTTCTTCGTGATCTTGATGCAGCCGATGTTGCTGCTATCGACGCCAATCAAAAGCCGAGCCACTAGCTGTAAACCTCGATCGTGCCTGCGATACCGTTGATCTGCAGCTTGTTATTGTCGGCGATCCAAGCCCCGCCTCGTATGGTGCCGATACGGGCGGCATTCATCTTCAGCTCGCCGTTCTCGACGACAAAAGGCAGAGACGCTACGCCTCCGGTGTTCAACACGAACTGATCGACATCGAAGGCTGCCCGCGACTTCAGGACACCGCCTTGCGTATAGAGTTCAATGAAGAAGCCGCTCTGCTTCCAGGCGTCTCCGATCGCGCCCTTGAGCAAGATCGCATAGCGAACATTCACGCCATCCGGAGCTGCAACCGCCTGAAACGCCACAAGACCATTGGCCAGGTTCTCTCCGAACTGCGCAATCAGCTCTTCCGTCTGCGCCACAACGTTTGCGATGTCGGAGTTGAGCACGATGATCTGCTCGTTGAAGCTCGCGCCCTGAACCTCCAGCTTTCGTCCGATCGATTGTGAGACACTGCTAGTGATCTGGTAGTTCTGCTGGATCTGAGCGAGCAGGCTCTCATTGCGGCCGAGACCGGCATAGAGATCGCGGAACACCGCAAGGACTTCATCCTTCAGATTGCCAAGCCCGATTTCTAGATCGGCATTGCCGCCATCTAGTGAGGTGACGTCGATCGCCGCTGTCCAGTTGGTCGGACGCTCGGCAATCAGCTTGTGCCGGAACTGATAGTCCGTCAGGCTGAGAATGCCTTCCTGCACAAACGACAGCGTGCTTGGCATCGTCACGGTGCGAGTGAACTTGTTGGCCGGTTCTGTCTTGATCCACCATTCGATGATGACGCCGGTAACGGTCGGATCTTCGACGGCAGCCCAGGAGATCCGGAACGCCGGATAGGATCGACCATCAGCACCGACGCCGATCACTGGGATGACTGCAAAGTCCTGAAGCTCGTTCAGGTATATTGGCTCGCCGTTCGGGATCGGGATTGTCGGCGGGATGACGCCGACACCATCATAGATCCCGCCATCGCGTTCCTGCAGCGACAGGACGACGTTGCGCGGGCCGTCACTGGTCAGCGCCTTGATCGAACGAGCCTGCACCATGTAGACGCGATCGCCATAGCGTGCCGAATTCCACCGCACCCAGTCGCCCGCCTTGATGGTTTGGAAGCGCGGCCGAATGATAACGTCAGCCGTTGCCTCGTATCGGTTCTCGTTGAAGTAGATCGAGGCCAACTGGTTGGCCTGCCGCTTCGAGCGAACCTGCGGAAAGTCGAGCGCCACGTCACGCGTGCGACGGTCCAGCGCCACATAGGAAGCATTCGTCTGCGTGTCATAGCCTGCCGGCGACCACATGTTCTCCGGTTCGGGATAAGTGCCGGAAACAGCATTGACGAGATCCGCCATCGAGCGGCGGCGCTGGAAGCGAACCGTCTCGCCACGCACCAGGTCGGCATCCGTGAACGTCTCGACGATCGGCTGATCCGTGCCAATCAGCGGCCAGGAACCGTCGACATCGTCGATAACGACGCCGCCGCAGGATGTCATTACTGCCTCGATGTTGTCGCCATGTGGCACGTCGCAATCGAAGAGCACCGAGCAGCGGTATCGTCTTTCGCCGCCGGCATCCTCGTCGCAGATGTTGATGGCCGTCGCATAGCGATCGAAGGGCAGATCGGCGGAAGCCATGCCCATACCGCAGAACATGTCGTCATTGATCGAGAAGCCGCGCCGGTAATTGTACTCCTGAACGATCGGGTTCTCGCAAAACTCGTAGGTCGAATAGTCATCCCAACGATGACCACCAACGCCGCCGACCGTCGAATCTTTGCGGATGTCATAGAGACGCGCACCGCGGAATTCGAAGAAGAAGTCGGGGAACTGGCCGAGCCGGTCTTGGTCATAACTCAGCTCCGCCTTTATCCAGCAAATGCCGGTCCCGATGTGGTCCGCCGTCCAGCGGCCGGTCGGATTGGAGTAAGCGATCATCTCCGCATCGGCCGTCGTCTGCACGCCAGCGTAGAAGGTGAAGCGGATGAGGCCAGCATAGTCGCCGGCCGTCACGCTGTAGATCGTTTTCACGGCATCGGCGGACACGACGCCAAGCGACAGCAGCGAACCACCGGCCCAGATCCGCGACAGGCCATCGCAGGGAAAGTCCGAGAGCACGTAGACTTGCTCAAGATACTTATTCGAGCTGCCGTAGGTGTTGACGTAGCAGTCGTGGCCGGCAATGCCGACAAGGCCGCAGGCAACCTTGCGGCTGACGTTCTCACCATACGCGCGCTCGAACTCGACGCCGCCAACCTGCTTCTGAGCTTTCTTGGCCTGGCGCTGCTGGATCTTGCCAACGATCAGATTCAGGCCGATCCCGATGATGGCTTTGCCGATGATGCCGAGCGAACCGAAGAAGCCGCCGATCGCGGCGCCGATAGGAGCGAGAAATGGCATCAGGTCACCTTGAATGCATAAGCCACGGCCGAGGCCGGAAGAAACTCGACGGCATCAATGCCGCGCGTCATGAAGCCGATCGATGTGAAGAGGCCCCCGGAGAGGACGCCATGGCGATCGATGACGCCGATATCGCCCCGCTGCGCCATCACCGGCGAGATCTCTTCAAACTTGGCAGCGAAAGCATCGCGCACCGTCTCAAAGCCATGCTGGCGGAGCTTCTTCGCCGCGCCTGCCTCGGTCTTGTATCCGAGTGCATCAGGAAACATCCGCTCGCCCGTCACGGCCTCGACGCCGTCGTCAGAGATCAGGTAGCAGTCGGAGACGCCATATTCGGAAGGCAATGCCTGATGCTTCGCCACAACCGCGTTGAGGCGCTTCTCCCAGCCGGAAAGTCTGGTCATATTAAAATCCGTTGCGTACCTGCCCTTGAAAAAACAAAGCCGTGCGGCAGCTGTGTCAGGCGAGGAGATTATTGATGCAGAGCATACCGCAAGGCGGCGTTTGTCTAATCGTTCGAAAGTTTTCGCTGGTCGAGAAGGACGTGGATCCGGATCAGTTCCAGCAAATTACGCAGTGCTTGGAGAAGACTGCCGAAGACGACTACATAGCTATTTTCGGGCCTCTCAAAGGAGGTAACGAGTCCATGGACATGCAGCAAGAGCTTGAACGTCTTGGCTTGAGTTACCTCGACGACTTCTATGCTCTTGATCTTTTCCTCCCGAGTTGGCTGTCCGTCGCGTTTGCCTTTAGGCCCCAGTGACTACAGCCCCTTAAACCCGATCGCGCGAGCAGCACCAGCAGCCGCGCTCTTGGCAGCGTTCACGGCCGAGCCAACAGCCTTGCCCCAGGCGATATCGACGCGGCCGGCGGTTGCAGCATGCTCGAAGAAGCGATCGCCGGCATCCCGACGCTGTTGGTCCGCAACCGTGCGCTTTCGTCCGTTCTGCCTGCTGTAATCGAGCTGGCGGCCTTCGCAGCGCGCCGAGAGGTAATAGCCGCGCGTGTCATCAACGTTGTGCTCGATGACATCGAGGTAGCCGCGAGCGACAGGCTCGATCTGAATCAGAGCGCCGGTATCAGGGTGGAAATGTGCGTCGTAAACGACAACCGGCCGATCGCGGTAGTCCTCACTCTCGATCTCTGTCAGGATCTCGGGAGTGAGGCCGAACTCCTTGCTCTCTGCCAACGTCAGCGTGAAGCCACCATCCGCCGCCGTTCCAGTCCCGCCACCGATGTCCGAGACCTCAATCAAACCAAATGGCCGATAGACCACGCCGGCATAGGTCAGCGGCTCGCGACGGGCGATGAAGCCGTAGACGCCAGAGCCGAGCTGGATACGAACCATTTGCCGCGTCGAGATGCGGCCGGCGTCGTAGAGCGCTTTGACTTCAGCCGTGAGTGTCACTGGCTTTCCCTAAGTTGAAAGGAGACCGTGCAGAACAGCCCCTCGCGAGGCGCCTGAAAGCTTTTCGGCACCGGACGCATGACAAGGGTCGGATTGGCGAAACGCACGATCGCCCCTGCCTGTGCGACGCTGTCGAATGGAGGAGGCTCGACGGTAATGGAGCGCGCCGTACCGGTCCCAGAAACGTCCGACAGCCGCCCGACATAATAGCGCCCTGCCCGCTCAAGGCCGATCCGATCACCGACCGACAGAACCAGAGCGGCACCAACGCCATTCACCGACAGGACATTCCCGTCCGTAACCGAAATCAGATTACCCGGATCATCCGCCGGAGCCCGATTATCGCGGTGTGCTTTCGGATAGCCTTGTGTTGGATGACGAAATAGAACGCTGCGCAACCCCTCCCGCAACGATAGCCACCAAGCCTCGATTTCCGAATACTGATCGTAGAGCAATGGCTGCGTCGCCAAGTCTGCCGTCCATGCCGGATCTTCGATCTGGGTGTAGTTGATGAGGTTCGCGCCCGAAGCTGATGCCTTCACGGGATCATCGAGCAGAAAGTCGCACTTGACCCAACCGATCGTTGGCAAGAGCCTAGGGAATGAGATTGCCATCAGAGCAGCCTTCGGCGCTGTGCATTTTTAACGGTATCGACGATTGTCGAGGGGACATCGGCCCGGAACTTGTTGAAGTCGTTACGAAGAGAGGCAATCGCGCTTTCGTCTGCATTGGCAGCGTTGAACGTGGGAGCGATGGTGATGTGCACGTCCCCGCTGGCCTCGCTACCGTTTTGGTTGGCAGGAACCTGCAAGCGATGGTTTGGGATGACCTCCTCGCCGCCTTTGAACCGGACAAGCTCCGGGCCTTTCTCGCCGACCCAGGCAACGCCCGGGCGAGCAGCGGGTGTGCCTGAGGCGTAGAGACCAACGCCCCCCGCCTGCGCGATAGAGAGCTGGCTTGCGCCACCGCCTCCGAAGATGCCGAGTAAGCTGCTCCAGAAGCCCCGGCCGCCCGAGCCGGTGCTTGATGCCGAAAAGATGGCGTCAACAAGCTGCTCATTGATCTTGGAGATGATGCGATCGAGCACGCCCAGTGCTGCATTGCCGAAGCTCTTCCAAAGCCCCTCACCGCTCTCCAGTCCATAGCGCAGATCATCCAGGAAGCCCCGAGTGCTATCCTTTGCGAAGTCCATCGCCTCGCGGGCGTTCTTTGTGGCGACCTCGATGGAGGCCATACGGTCGGCAAGACCGGAGAGTTCCGTCTTCTGGGCATCGGTGAGCGTAATGCCACGCTGCTGCGCCTGGTTGAGCAGGTCCGTTTCGTAGCGGAGCTTGAGAGCGGCCTGCTCGGTCATGCCGAGAGCGTCCTGCTCAGCCTGAAGCGAGGCTATGCGCCGGTTCGCGCCATCTACGATGTCATCGTATTTTTCAGCCTCGGTCTTGCCATTCTTTTTCTTCGTCTTTTGGTCGACCTTCTCCATCCATGTGGCAAGATTTTTAAGAGCATCAGCTCCCTTGCCAGCATACTCCGCAACTCCGGAAGCGAAGTTCCCCAAGTAGTCATTACTAAGGTCCGCCTGAAGCTGCTTGTTGCGCTTGGTTACCGCGTCCTGGACTTTGGTCGTGTAGTCATTCGGAATCGTCACGTCACCAAAGCTAAGATCGCCAATTTCTCCGATCTGGAAGCGCTCAGGAAGCCACTCGTTCGCCTTCCTGGAAAACCCGTCAATGAGACCCGCCGCCTTCTGGATCATATCCGCGATAGCCTTAACGGTCGCATTGACCGCGCCAATTACTACCGATCCAATGAGGTTTGGGAACTGCTCCCAGAGAAACTGAATATCGTGGTAGGCCGCAACGAAGCTCCCGATGATGTAGTTCGCTCCGGTCTTGGCTACGCCAACAATGTCCACTCCAAGAATGTTGGTAAGTTCATCACGAAAGATGACCGCCGCCGCTACCATCGCCGTAAACCCGGCGACTAGAAGAGCAGGAAGGCCGACGGTCGCGTAAATCGCAATAGCAACGCCCCAGACCGCCGTAGCTACCGTCCCGATCGAGGTTGCTGCGGCGTACATCCCGGCGATAATGGATGGCGCGTATAGCAGTGCCAGACCTGCCGCGGCCCCGACAGCGTATGGAGCGATCACCTCAAGATTGTCGGCAACAAGCCGCAATCCCGAGGCGACGTATTTTGGGGCATCGATCAAGGGGAGTAACACTCCCAACAATACACCGACTGCAATGCCGACCGTGCCGAAACCCAGAGCTAGGTCGGGCAGCTGGATGGCCAAGGCTTGCATAAAATTGCCGGTGGCCTGGGTCTGCTGCGCGACCTGCGACAACTGCATTGCCATCATGCGGATCTGGCCGTTTCCGTTCGCAGCCTTGTTCATCAGCTCAATTTGCTTTGACGTCTGCGCTGCCGCCGCACCTTGCTTCGCATATGCCTGAGCCGCCGCGCTGGCCGCTCCGCTTGCGCCCTGCGATGCGCTGGACAGACCATTGGTTGCGGCTTCGGCGCGGGAAGCCGCACCTCTAAGCTGATCTAGGTCAGACGACGCCTCTTTGGTGCCTTTCTGCGTTACCGATATCCCTAGCGCCGCGACATCAGCCATGTCTTTACCTTTCCATGAAACGAGATCATCGTCCCCGCTTTCAACCAGGGGGATGATTCATGCGAATGTTGATTGCTGTTGTGGTATCGCTCGCCGCGCTTCCAGCGGCCGCTCAGGATTGCCAGGAAGGCCAGAAGGAGGTCATTGCGGTGGAGAGTTGGGACATCAAGAAAGTTGACGATCCCATGTTCTCCGGCATGGACATCACGTTGAAGCTTAAGAGCAATGCCACGAAGCCCTTTCGGATGGCGGATGCTTCATTCACTTTTCAGGACGGATTGGGCCGCCGCATCTCAAGCTTCACGATCGATCCAGACCTGAAAGCGAAACCCGGAGATGTCGTTGAGACCGTCAATGGATATCAGGGCAGCGAAATGGATCGGGTGCCTAAAATGAACCGTGCCGACGTGGTCGTATTTGCTTGTACCAAGGCCCTTGTCTACGAGGATGGGACCAAAGAAGAGTTCAAATGAGGCGGCAAGCGCCGATCTTCACTCAGCAGGCTTCTCCCGCGCTCTTATCGCTTCGCTCTCAGCGTCCACGCCTGCCCGGAAGGCGCCATCCATCGCTCGCATGATGGTCACCTCTTCCCGGCGAATGATGTTGCCGGTGATCTGGCACCATGTCGCGAGTTCGAGGTTTGAAATAGGCGCCGGACCACTGAAGCCCGGAGCCTGGCATTGGCGAAGCTCCCAGAACCACGACCAGAGAAACGCGCCGTTGTCGGGAACGTCGACATCCGGGCTATCGATTTCGAAGGCTTCGTTCCTCTCACGCCGGGTTTCTCCGTTGCTGTCCTTGACGGTGTCGTACCGAGCGATGACCGCTACTGCTTCGGAGAGCCTTTCGCCAAGCACTTCGTAAAATTTGCGCGGTCCTCTGAAGCAGCTGCCACCTGGTCATAGATCCAAGCGGCCTCTTCAATTACTTCGCGCGCCTTCTCGAAGGTGAGTTCCGGCTTCTCGCCCTTCCAGTCGTGGTCGCCCCAATCCCAGGACGCGATCGAAGCAGCCGCCTTGTCGAGGTATTCCGCCTCGACCTTAGAGGTGGTGAGCTTCTTTTTGCGGCTGGCGAGGAACTTGTCACTGTGCTGGCGAACGACCTTTTTGACAGCATCGCTTTCCGAAGAACGGATCATGAAGCGGATGCCGAGTGGCTCATCGCTGTCCGGGCCCGTGAGATTGAGCTCGAATAGGTCTTCTGAATTTACGAGTTTGCTGATGTCCAAGGTTCACCTATCGATTACGGGATGTCAGCCGGATCAACGCGGACTGGCAGCTGATTAAGGCCGATCGTGAATCGCTCGAGTTCGAAGTCATCGGACCCCCCGCCTGGATAGAGTGGTCCCGACACAACGCCACGGCTGTAGAAGATCGTGTTGGTCATGCCTTCGCCGCCATCGTTGCGCTCGATCTTGATGGCCATGTTGTCCTGGTTCAGCGGGTTGCCGAAGTCGCGGAGGATCACTTGGCCTGCGTCGTCGAACACAGACGCAACCTCGATCTGCGGATCGCCGGCGTTGGCAGTGCCCTTCTGCTTCTGGGAAACGGCTTCATCCAACGTGTTGTAGGTGTTGGTTGTCGACGTTGACCCGAAATCGCCGATATTCCCGACCTTACCCACCTGAACCCATGCAAGAGCGGCATAGGTGCCGGCCGTCAGGTCGGCATTCTGAGCAGTGGCGCAGACGTAGACCTTACTGCCCTTCTTTGTTGCTTTGTTTGCCATGTTTTAAACCTCTGGTTCAAAGGCGCTGTAGGGGATGCTGATCGGGATCTGCACCCGGCCAGGTTCTTGAAGCGGGCTTGCTGCCCAAGGTTCGCTGCTGATGGTGATCCTCACGCCAGCCGCGAAGAGTGTCCGGTTCTTGAAGAGGTCAATGACGAGCTCGACCGTCTCGAGCGCGTTAAGAATGCCCACGCCTGCCTTCACGACGAGCGAGACCTGAAGTAGCCCCCGCTTCTGCTGCGGATCGTCTCCCATGGTGATCTGACGCGTCTGATTGGGTAGGAACGAAACAGCAAGATATTTCGTCGGCAGGGTTTGACCGGCTGCCGGAAAGGTCACGTTCGGCCCTGCGATCTGCAGGGCTGGCGTGATTGTTTTTAGGCGATCGGTCAGCGCCTTGAATATGATTGCGTCCGTTCCAGTCGCCATGTAACGATTGCCTATGTCCGAAAAGCCGCCTCTATCAGACAGCGAGGTTCATGAGCGCCTTCATGAGGTGTGGCTTATGCTGGCCAAGGAAGAGGGATCGACCGAGTTCGGCAACAACACCTTGAAGGCAGCGCGCCTGTCACTCTTCACTCTTCAAATGACTTTGGTGATGAAGATGGAAGGCGCTACAGACCAAATGCATTCCGTGCCTTCTCAGCATTCCGACTGACGATCACGTCCCAGTTCTGAGCGGCCAAGCGCACGAAGCCCGCAGCTGGCCTCCCATGGGCTCCATACTCTTGATGTGCGGCATAGGCCGCCGTGTAGCCAAAATAGAGATCGTCATCCAATGACGCGCCCGCGATGACTGCTTCAACCTGTCCAAATTCGAATGCATAGGTCCGGCCCTCGACCGGCACGCCGGCCGGGTTGATCCGAGGCATTGAAGCCGTCGACGCCATGAGCGAGGCCCATAGGAACCCTGTATCGAAGGGCAGACGGCCGCCTTCTCGCTCTAGGGTTTGCATTTCGCGCACCACTTCCTTGGCGCTCTCGTTCCGGACGGCCTCGATAGCCTCTGGAACCTTTTCGACCCAGTTAGCCACCGCTGCGGAGAAGGAAAGTGCCATCAGGCGGCTCGCGCACGATATCGGCGAAGGCCGGCAGCGATGTAGTCGATGTCGTACTCAAGTCGACACTTGCAGCCGATACGATGCCTGGCGGGGGCCTTCGGATCGTGGGGATACATCATCAGCGTTCCATCCGGCGCGGTGAACGGCATATCGAGCGCGACCGACTGGTTAGCCATCTGGATATGCTGGATCCGGGGGTGCTCGGAGCCGGAATGCTTCCACTTCTTCGTCACGTCCTGGGCGGCGAGCTTGCCGGCGTCGATCTGCTGGTGAATAGCATTGTCGCGTACCGAGAACAGCGCCGTCCTTGTCTCTTCAAGGCCGATCATCTCCCCTCGGAGCTTCAGGTTATTGTCGGACAGCCGGCCGATCATCTTCCCGACCATATCGGCATGCACCGCCCTGCCCTCGCGAATTGCCTTCGCCACCGATCGATCGAAGCGCTTGTCCCTCGTTTTGAGATCGAGATACTGCTTCATCAAGGCAGGATCGCCCGACAGCAGGTTCTCACGTGCCCGGACAATGAAATCCACCTGACGAGAGGCAAGCCCAATTGTTCCGCCCTCACGCCTGCCGGTAACGCGATTGATCCGGCCGATGACACCGAGCGCCGTCCCGGTTGGGTTCTTCCCCTGCGATAGCCCAGCTTCGAACGCTATCCGGAGCGCCTCCCGCTGATCTTCCGTGATATTTGCAACCAACGTCGATGACTGCTCGCGGATGAGCCGTTCAGCTTCGAGATTGCGAACACCGAATTGGAACAGCACGCGAGTGCCATCGGACGCAACGAGGGAAGGAAGGCTTTGCACAAAGTTCACTCCGCCCGCATTGAAAGCTTCGCGAAGCGCAAGTTCCAAAGTGGCGAATGCTTCCGGCTCAAACTGGATGGCTGCTACGGCGCCAGCTATGTCCCCCCGCTCCAGGTGCTCGACAATCGTCTTGAGGACAACGGCTGATTCAATGCCGTCGATTGCCTCTCGAAACGCGGCCGCCACTCGCGGCTCGAATTTCTGCACAAGCTCTTCAAAACTCATGCCAAGCGCCCCTGCACGATGAAAACGACGTTCACGTGGCCATCGTAGTTGTTCGGATCGGCGTTGATGACGTGGTACTCGACGCGACCCGCCACCGCGATGTCACCGACCTGTGGCACGACAGTGAGACCGACCGAGGAGATGTAGATCTGCCGATCGGTCGTCAGGATCGTCGTGCCGTCGATGTACCGCTGGTCATATGTCATCGGCACGAGATTGGCGGGGTACGAGGTTTCGACCGGATCTCCGCCCAAGACAGGATCGGGAGGCGTGATGCGCTTTATAGCGCCCATCTGGCCGAACTCTGTGATGAGCTCTTCGGCGACTGCCTGCATCTCTGCGTAGTCGAACGTTGCCATGTCAGCAGCCTACCGACCAGATACCGAACGAAATTTGCGTTAGATCGCGCAGATATGGCGCCAGCATGCCGTCAACGATCGAGATCAGAGGAGTGATGGAAACGGCCGTGCCGTCATCATCCTTCGAGGTCTGGTATTCCTTTTCGATCTGGCCGACCTTCACGCGCTTGACCGCGCTCGAGGAGGTGCCGATGACCGAGAGGCTGCCTGGCTTCACCGCTTCCTGGTAGGCGGCATAGTAAGAGGCGTTGATCACGGCAGCCGGGACCACATCGGAAGGAAAGGGCTTACCATTGACGATCGCGCCTTCGCGCGGCCACTGGCGTTCCTGCACCGGATCCACAACACTGCCGACGAAGCGGGAGCCATACACCGCATCGATGTATTGGCTCCCGCGATTGCGAAGGACGGCAGGCGCCAGCGCACCGACGGGCAGAGAATACCCGTTCTCGGTCAGCCACGCTTCGAACGTGGTGTCATCACCATAGCCTGCCATGTCCGCTATTCCGCCAGCTTCGTGTCGATCAGCTCTTTCAGCTTCTCGGTGCTGATGTTCTTCGGGTAGTCGAGCCCGAGCTCGGCCGCCTGCTTCTTCAGTTCCTCGCGATCGAGCTCGCCGTTGGTCACAGCTTCGGCGAGCTCTGACGGAGCTCCGGAGATGATGTCGTAGCGGCCAGCCCAGCCCTTCGGCTCTTCAGCCACTTCCATTTCTTGGCCGACCGGCATTTCCTTGCCGTCCTTGCCATAGATGCCGGTGGAATTGAGACCAGCCGGCGCTTTCAAACGGATCTTCATAGGATCTGTCCCCTGTTGCGATGGGAGACGCCCCGCCCACTATGGGGCGAAGCATCAATCATCAGGTGTTGGTGGAGTAGAAGACGCCGGACTTGCCGTTGTAGTCCGCGCGGATTTCGAGGCCGAGCGCGCCCATCTTCAGGAACTGATAGTTCGCCGTCGGATACTGACGTGGCAATGCGGTCGTGTTGACAGCCATGCCGATAAGCGGACGGATGAACTCAGCCGACGGAACGAAACCGAAGAACTCGTTGCCCGAGAGCTTGAAGGTCACTTCGATCTTGTTGATGCGACGGTTCGTCAGCAGGTATTGCAGCAGCGTGCCGCCCTTGAAACCATTCGCGCCGGAGTACGAACGGTCGAAGTTGCGGCCGATCTCAGGCGAGATGTAGATGTTCACTTTGCCAGTGATCAGGTTCGCATCGAGCATCGCACCGAGCGTCTGGGTGAAGAAGGTGTCGATCTCGTCCGACGTCGTCGACGGGGACGTGAGATCGATGTTCGCACCGGAAGCGCCGATGTTGATCGCCTTCGCCAGCGGGTTGCTGCGGATGCCGGTACCGGAATAGCCCTGGAAGACGATGGAGGTGTCGCCGTTCAGGACGTAGTCGGCCTGATCCTTCTTGATCTTGGCATTCGCAGCTTCTTCGTCGTCAGCCAGAGCATCGAAATTCTCGGACTGTAGAGTGTTCCACTCGCGCCATTCGCGGCCGTAGCCATCCTGGAAGATGGGAACCGGCGTGCCACGATAGGCATAGACGACCTTGTCCATCGGCACCGGCGTTTGCCCCGACATGGAGCGAATAACCGGGTTGGAGGAGTCGGATGCCACACGGGTCATGCTGACGAGCTTGCCGATGTTGATCGGACGAGCGAGCGCCATCAGGTCGCGCATGTAGACTTCACCCTCGTCGTCGCGAAGGACGCGGCGAGTGATGCTGTCGATATCAATCCACGCATCGCGAGGAAGGACAGCAGCAGCGTTGGACAGAGCCGCCATGTGCTCTTCGACCTGGTGGAAGTGCTCGCGGTTGACGGAAACGTCGGACCACCATTCCGCGTGCGGGCGGGAGTTGGCGACGAGCTGTTCATCAAAATAGCGCATCGGTGTCTCCTTACGCCGAAGCCAGGTTGCCCTTGGCCACGCGCGCGCGGACAAGCTGATCGACACCTGAGGTGTTGTTGTATGCCTCCTCGGCGAACGCAACGATGCGATTGCCGGTGGTGGCGAGGACGAACTTGCCCGAGGCGTTGGTGGTCAACGCAGCGCCGCGGGTAACGTTGGTGGCCGTGGGCACTCGGACGTTGAAGAACTGCTCGTCGAGCATCTCCATGCCGATGATGCGGTCATTGGCCGCCCATGCATCATCAACGCCCTTCATCGCGAGGTAGTTGTCCTGCGCGATGTAGATTTTGGCGTTGGATGCCGCGCCCGCCTGGGCGAAGCTGGAACCGGACTCGATGAGCGCGGTACCGGGCAGGATGGCGGCAGCGCATAGGCGCTCCTGAACCTGCGGCAGGGTCTCGGAAACCGGACCGGCGAAGATCTTGTTATAGCGAGCCATGGGTTACTCTCCCTTCGGAAGCTTGAAGCCGTTGCCCTGGCTGCTGCCCTTGAAGGCCGTATTGAGGGCGGCGGCCGACTTCGGATCAGCCTTCGGTGCCAGAGCGCGCAAGGTGGCGAGCGGCGTTGCCTTTGCCGTGGCTTCGTCGAGAACCTTGGCATTGACGATCTTGGTGACCAGTTCGGCGTGCTCGGCGTCGTCCTTGGCTTTCTGGTTGGCAACCATAGCCGTGTGGGCGTCCGTGAGCGGTTTGACGGCAGCATTTACGGCTGCGGTCACGGCGTCGGCGATGGTCTTGTTCATCGCCTCGTTCGGCTTTCCTTCCGAGAGGGCGTCAACCTTCGCGGAAAGCGCCTTGATCTGTTCTTCAACAGTCATGTCGAGTTCCTTTGTGTTTGTGGATGGTTCCCGCCCGGAGCCAATGGCGTCCATGATTGCGGACTTCACTTTCTCCCAGACGCTGATGTTTTGTCGGCGCATGAGAGCCTCGACGAGGCGAGTTCCCGCCCAATCGATCTCCTGATCGGCAGCATCCGTCATTGCGGAGTTGACGACCTCAATCTCTTCGAATTCGCCCTTTGCGTTGACGAGCATGCCGACGCCCTGGTCCGGCGTTGCGGCACCATCCTCATCGAGGAGGATTGCATCGTGGTCGAAGACCATGCTGCGGGCGACGCGCTTGTGGTCGTCGGCGTTGACCGCATCCATGATGGCGAGAAGGCCCGTCGATGTGTGGATTGGGCCACCCGCATCGATGGCAGCGAGGACAGCCTTTCCGCCTTCGGAGCGATTGGCGACCTCGACGTCAATCACCTTATCGAGCAGGACGCGCCCGCCCTCCTGACGAACATTCTCGTTCCATGCCCCTATATAGCCAATGTTCAGGCCTTCGGGGTCCCGGGCCGAGACAAACTTGCCATTCACCAGAGGGTGACCAAGCGGGGCCGGAGACCTGTTGAGCGTCTGATAACTCTTGGCGATCTCCTCGGCCGGGTATTTGATCCCGTTCATGATGATGTTGTCCGGCAGGGTTGCCGATGGCACGATCACGACATCGCGGCCATTGCGCTTTTCCTTGCGGACAGCCTTCACGTTCGCCAGTGTCCTGACGTTCACACGCACCTGATTGGGCATGGTAGGTTATTCCTCTTGTTTCGGAGGCGTCTTGCCGATGGCCGCGTCCTGCTCGTCGTCAGTGACCTCGTCGCGGTACTTGTCCGCATCGGTCAACGGCTCGTAGCCAACAGCAGCGCGGATCTCGTCGTCGGTGAAGACGTAGATCGTGTCGCCCATCTTCTGGTTCGTATCGGCCATCTTGTTGGCGCGATCGATCTTCTCGGACATGGACGCTTCCGTGAGATCGGCCCAATCGAGAAACCAGTCGCGTTCTTCGAGAATGCCAACCTGCTCCAGCCGCTTGACCAGCAACATGATGTTCGGGACCGTCTGGTTGGCGCGGCGCGACATGTTCGTCTGTGCCCACTCGTCGGCGTCTTCCTGGCTGGCACGTTCACCAGTCTGCATCCCGACGAGGATCTTCACCGGGATATTCATCGAGGCCGCGAAATCCTGAAGGGCGACCGCATAGAAATGCTCTGGCGACGGCAGGGTGACATTCAGCGTCTTGGCCTGCATACCCATGAGCATGAGAAGCTGATCGAAACCGGCATTCCAGTCGGCCACCTGCTCATTCATCTTGTCGGCCATGTCCTCAATCGAGACGCCCATGGCCTTGGCCATCTGCTCGATCTTGGCTTCCTTATCGACCTCGAGGACGGGAGCGCTCTTGGCGTTCTTCCAGAAGCCCTCACCACCAGCGCCACGGACCTTCTCCATGTCAACCAGCGAGTTGTAGCCAGGCTCCAGAGCAGACGAGCCGTTGACCGAGCCGTCCTTCGACCAGATGATCACACGATCCGGATGGATCATGATGTGGCGCGGCTGCTGCTTCGTCGTATCGATCGCGGATTCGCTGAACTGAAACATCTTCGGTTGCCCGTAGGTCTCAGATGTCTCGATCGTGTCCCACTGGGAGACAGTGAGCTGGCCTTCCCATGCCGGGATGACCTCGACGAGGCCCATCAGCCCACCGGGAACCTTTGTCACTGGCTGGTTGAATGGCAGGCCATCGGCAAAGCGAAGGATGACACCAGCATACGATCCAACCATCGACATACGGTCGGCTTCAGCCAGTCGCGTCCAGAGGCGCAGGTTGTCGAACCGCTGGCGGATTGCCTCCTCGCCTGGCGTTTCCTTGGCCGTGCCCTTCTGTGAGCCGTCCCGCTCCTGCTCGAGGAGGTACGGGTTGTCCTGCCAGGTCTTCCGGACAGTCTTGTCAACGCCCGCCGCGGCGACACCGTTGCGGCAATACATGCGGTAGAGCTGCGCGAACGTCAGGCGCTCGGGGTAGCCGAAGTCCTTGTAATGATCGTGCTTGGGCGACACGCCCGGGAAGAAGCCGGGGAACATGCCACCTAGCCGGCGCTGTGCGTAATTCGCCAGCATGACGACTTTGTTCATCGGTGCCTCTTGGTCAGGAACATGGCGACGGCCGGACCTTCCGGCGGCTCCACGAATGTCAGCATGAGCGCGTCTGCATAGTCCGGGCTGTTGATGCCCCGACGCTTCAGATCTTCCTTGCGCTCGATTACGATCTTGCCCTTCTCGTTCCTTCCCCACTTCACGAGGGACAGTTCGAGGCAGAGCTGGTCACTCTCTTTGTCACCGGACGGTAACGCCAAGAGATCGGTGACCTCATGCTCCTTGCCGCCTTGCTTGCCTTCGAGGTGAAGGACATGCTCATGCGTCCGCTGCAGCGCCGTACGGCAGAGCCACCAGATCTCGGCTTTGAGGTTGCCGAACATCTCGAGCGACGTCCGCCCATCTGGCCACTCGCGATCCTCAGACGGCGGCAGGCCGGTATTGATCGGCGAGACCGTCAGATGAGCGAACCGCTTGGCCTTCTCCGGCTCATCTGCTCGATGCATCAGGGTGGACGAGACGCCAGCGCCAACGCCAGGAGCATCGAAGTTCAGCGCGTCACAGTCAGTCTCGATCGCCGTCTCTAGCGCCCACCATGCGGTACCTGTGGTGTCCGGATCACCTCGCGGGCGAGGAACCTCTACAACAGGCCCACGACGGGGAACCGCGACAGACTTGGCCTTGCCTGCACCTACGTCGAGACCGAGGCGGCCGGCATTCGATGGATGAAGCCGAGGCTCTAGCATGAGCAGTCGCTTGGCACTTTCGACCCACAGAGCCGGGATGCAAATACCCTCGACTGAGGCGCTGTAGTCGATATCGTACTCGCTAGCCCACGTAGTCGGGTCCGAGAAGCTCGCTTGCTTGGCGATCGCCCACTCTTCGGTCTTGCGGGGATCATCCCGCCAGTGCAGCCGCATGATCTGGTGCGGCTTCATAATCGAGTGTCGCTTGCGGGCGAACAGGTTGCCCATCCCATTGACGGACGAAACCCAGATCACGCAGTCGGTGTTACCGGACAGCGCCTTCTCTACGGCCTCAGCGTTCGGGACGAATGCGGCCTCGTCGACCACATACATCGAGGATCGACCACCGCGGCCCATATCCTCGCCACCCTCGCCCGAAATGACCGATCCGGTTTCGGGGTTGGAGATGCGCATGTAGTTGTCGTGCTGCGACCAGTTGAAGGCTGTTGGCATCATCTCCGGAGGCAGGCGCCGCATCATGATGCGGATCTTGGCGAAGATGCTATCCGGGTTATCCTTCTTGTCGACGTAATCGACCTTGCGGGAGCCGAATGTCGCCTTGAAGCCGGGATTGAACAGCCACTGATGCAACGCCACGCCTGCGGTCAGGTAGGTGGCGCCGGTATCACGGCTCTTTTCGATCAGACCTTCTTCTGCGGCGGCGATGCGGGCCATAATGCCCTGCACGATCTCGCGCTGCTTGGGCCAGAGCCTGAATTGTACGTAGGCGCCGCCTGGCTTGCCTACCAAGCGCGGGTCGTATGTCCAAACCCACTTATCGAACCAATAGAGGATGTCCTTGGCGCAGCGCTCTCGCTCTGCCTGCCATCCACCCGCATCAGCTTCGACCTTCTCACGCTGCTCGCGCTCTGCCTGTTTCTTCCGCTTCGCCTCGATGAGAGCGAGATACTCACGCTTCTCCCTCAGGCTCATCCTCGCCAGAACTAGCTGAGAGGGCTGCAATGCGAGCATCGATTTCCTCTTCAGTGAGGTTGGCATATTCGATCGGCCCTCCGTTGGGACCGGAGTGCTCGCGCTTCACAGGGGCATAGCTGCCCTGCATCTTGTTGGCCTCAGCGATAGCGGAGATAGCCACCCGAGGATCTTCACCGGCGGTCTTGTCGAAGATGCCCTTAAGAGCAAGAAGCCTGTCAGCTGCCGTCCATTCGGCTTTCTCGGCCACCTTGTTCTTGATCTCGTCAACGCGGCGACTGATGTTGACATTTGTTGACAACCTAGACGCGGCGGTCCTGTCACCCTTGTAACCGGCGCTCGAATATGCGTCCGTTGCCGACATGCCCTTGGCGATCGCCTGGGCGAACTTCTCATGCCGGGCGTTTTTCAGGACTGGCATGTAACAAAAACCTTTGAAGGATGCCCCATGACGGACGATGACGAACTGTTCGCTGAAATCTCAGCGGTAGCTGACAAGGCGGCCAATGACGCGCCGCACCAGTATGACTTAAAGGCGGTTGCGACGACGTTGGCGCAGCGTTTCAAGCATCGGTCCGTGGACGAGATCGAGACTCAGGCTAAAGCCGTGTGGCAAGCTCGCGGACTGTTCTGGCGCGATTAAGGATCACAACGCCCGCCAGATCTCTTCCCGGCGGCTGGTATGACTGGCAGCCGGCAAGCTCGCCTTAAATAAACGGAAGAACAACATGAACGAAGCACTTACAGCATACCGGGACAAACTCGCCAAAGACGTTGACGGTTATGAGCGCGCGCTGGAGGCAATGAAGGACGGACGGCAGCAAACCTTTGAGGTCGACCGGTCAACAGGCCAGAGAGTGGACATTACTCCGCTGCGCATCTCTGACTTCACTGACATCATCACGACGCTTCGCAGCCTCATCCGAGATTTGGACATCAAGCTCGGTTAGAGCTACGGGAGGATCGCCAGGTAAACAAAGAGCCACGCTTGTGGCGAGGCTCGATGCCTATCCCCAACGGGATCCTATTCAGCTGACCTTTTCGAAGGTCACGCGATAAACCGCCCCCGGCTCAAACTGCTCGATCGACGTAGGGTTGGTGATGGTCATGCAAAGCTCGCCCTGGGGCGTGTACTTCGACAAGTCCTCATTGCCCTCTGGTAGGCCGCGAAGGTAGCCGCCGAAAGCAGCCGACATCTTCACTTCCACATTGACATCCTTCGGATTGGTGGTGGCGCGATGGTTGATTTCCTTCGCGTAGAACATTGCTTGTACGCTCATGCGTCTTCTCCTTGGTGGTCCGGATGCCGCCGGACGCGGATCTCATGTTGATTTTTCCGCTCTGGAAGTAGGAAGCAAAAATCGACATCGGGGAACCGGGCGCTTGGCCCGGCTCACCATTTCAGGCAAGCGGGATCAGGTCCGTATTAGATGTTTGAGGCTGAGGCCGTGGGTATCGTAACTCTCGGCATACTCGCGTTTGAGCTGGCCGACGACCTTGAACGCCGCGATCTTCATCGTCTGCAGGGAGTGCCAGGTCGTGGCATAGCAGGTGCGTACGACTGTCAGCGCGAACAGCGCGACCATCGACGCCAAACTGCGGAGGATGTTGTAAATGCGGTAGGCGTAGCGATACGAGCGCATGCTCTTTCCTTTCGGCTGGTGGACAAAGAAAAACCCGCCCCAGTTACGGAGCGGGCTGTGTGGCGGGTCTGGCTTGTATCAACGGGTTTACCGCCATCCGCATGTCTGGGATTGCCGCGCGGCTGCGCTGGCCATGCCCGATAGACTGACCCACCTGATGCGCATCGTTGAGAGGCGTGGCGGGTTCTGTTTCATGCCCTAGTCGGACCCGAAGGGCTCTCACAAGGTCTTTGCGCCACCATTAACCGACTGCCAGATGCCCCGCATAAACCGGTCTGCGGTGGGTAGGTCTGTTTCAGTTGACCCACATCTGATCTCTATGCGGCCTGTCGCCGCCTTGCCCAGCACCCGATCATCCCCGCTACCTCAGATCTTAAAAGCTGCATGAACCGCCGCCTTTGGCCGTGAAGCCATCTGCGCAGGCGGGGTTCAAAGGTTCATTCAGCGAGCGGGCCCCCGGCCCACCGGTGGTACATGACGAACTGATTGCGGCGAGCAAGAGCAAAGCGAGAGCTGCGATTGGCTTGTGCAAGCGGATCATGGGAAGTCTCCGAATTGAGCATTCCGGGGTAAGACCGGCTGAAACAGCTAAACTGGCGGTGGCAAGCTCCACGCAGATCGTGTTGTTCAAGTAAGGCGTAGAAAGGTCACAGGAGCCCATTGCCATGATAAACCCACTCTCGCCAGTTGAAAAGAGGAAATACGAAATTCGCGTTTAACGATCTGTACAACGAAGGGCCTGAGTGGCCTTCCCAGGCATTCAGGAGGTTGCGTATCCAGCTCTTCAAAGTTCGGGGCGCGTCGGCTTCCCCTGGTTTTAGGCCGGTGACTTGATCCCCAAGCTCCTTTTCTTGTCTGAATGCCGCGCCCGGATATCCCGGGGGTCGATTGCCCTATCCAGAGGAAGAGCAGGGTCGACGTGCGGCTTGCCGTCCGAGGCGATCCAGTGCATCGCGTAATTATCGGACGATACCGTTGATGACCGCTCTTCTACGTGATTTTGCGACACGCCGTCTAGTGGAATGCCTAGCCGAACCAAGTGCTTACGGTTAAGCGCTGATGCAATTGTTTGACAGCACCTATGAATTTTGCGTTCGAAAGTTCGGCGAACCATATCATTTCTTGATAGGTACTGCTCCAAGAACATCCCTTTTCGGCTCTTGATGAAGCCGTAGTCGTAGACGCGCTTGCGATCTTCCTCGCCCAGGTAGGTGTTTATCCAGGTCCACGTCTCCTCCATGCGGGTCAGCGCACCGGCGGAGATGACGCGGCGATAGGACGGCGCGCGATCATATTCCGTCGCGATGACGGCCGACACCATCTCGCTAAAGGCTCCTTGGCTCATCCTTGGCCCGAGCGCCGAGGGTGAAGCCGCTAGTGTCTCGGCGGCCTCGACGATCCGAGCCCGCACCTGATCGTACGTCCAGTCATGGAAGACTGCCATGTTCATGCCGCATCTCCTATCATATCCAACAGATCACCCTGCACCGGGTGGTAGAATTTCACTCCAATAAGCACGCGGAGCACATGGGTTGTCGGTATTCCGCAGTTCATGGCCTTGGCCTTCCGTCGCAGGCTTCCAAGGTCGATGCCGTTGAAGTCTCCGGTGAGCGATGGCGACCGGACCAGCGTCGGGTTCTGGACGAGGATCGAGGACACCGCCTTGATCATGTCGGCATAAAGCTCGGCCGCATTGGCCTTTGTGCCCGTCATCAGCATGAAGACGAGCTTCAGGTGATCCTCACCGTATTCCCTGCCGATCTCGCGCACCGTCGGCTTGCAGTAGCACTCGAACGGCTTGCGGCTCGTGGGGCTATGCAGATGCCCGTCGAACAGCTTGACGCTGCACTGACGCGCAATCTTGTAGATGTCGCAGCGAAGAGGGGAATCGGAAATCAGACCGCCCTCCGCATTGGTTGCAAATGGTTCCCCGACTCGCCTACTTTGAAGTGGTCGCTTGCTGGGATACGCACATGAAACCGGATGACAGGGACTGGACTTATTGGCTCGGCTGGTATGTCGCGTATGCAATTTTGGCCGTAGTGGTCATTGCCGCTGTGTGGAACGGGCAGTTTGACAACCTCTGCACCAAGAGCAGACCGGCCTGGCTGCCTTGGGCTCAACCGGAGGAACACTGTCTGAGGGAATGGCTCTCTGCCTTGTCCGGATGGGTAGGCTTTGGCGCCGCCGCTGTTGGCGCTTACTTCGTGTATCATCAATTGGCAGAGCAGCGACGACAGACTGGCTTCATGCTCGGCGACGGAGACCCCATCTTCCAAGTCCGCACATATGCCTTCGATCACAAAAGGACAGTTTTCCGGCTTATCAACTGGAACAGGCGAACGTTGTCGTTGGCCCGCATCATAATTTCGTGCCCGACCGTGACGATACCGCAGCCCACCAAGATCCGCTGTTCGGATAAAGGCTTCCAGAAGCGCGCGACCACTTTCACCAGCGAGATCGATGCGAAAGGATGGCTCAATCCTATCCCCGGTGTGGAAGGGTGGATCGACAGACAAGGCCCCCCCGATATCTTGGACTTCGAGTTTCATTTCCACAAAGGTAGAGAAGACTTCAAAGAAATTCTCTACGGGTTGAGCAAGAGTGTAATTGTGGAAATCGTAGTGTACGGCCAGTTCGAGGACGGAACCGACAACGAGCATGTATTCCGTTTCAAAATGCCTGTGATCGATTTCCTTCCCAACACAGGTGAGCGGTTCGAGATTGGAAGCACCCCTTGACCTGAGTTGACCTCTCATGCTCCCGCCCTCTCGACTATCGTCCGCCGTTCCTTGCCCCTCGCCCGTACAAATGGCTTCAGGTTGAAAAGAGCGTCGGCGGTGTTGGAAGCCTGCAGGGTCTCTCCGTCCCTGAGTAGTGACCCGTTGATGTAGGCGACGATCGCCTGACCGGCCGCGGCGGTTGCTGCGTCTTTGGTCGGATAGATCTTCGGTCGACCACCCTTCTCTTTGATGACCTCGTTCGAGGCTTTATGCACCTTGCGGAACCAGGCGATGTAGCCGCCTGGGACGGCTTGGGCACCGATCTGAAATTCGTTCACCGCCACATCTCCTTAACTTGATAGCAATCGCGATGCCGCACAACGTGAGCGGGCAACGAATTTATGGTGATCAAATGAGCTGGGGTTTCGAGCGGGGTAAGAGCTACAACCGCAAGAAGGACATTCACGGGCAATTCGGCGGACAGCAACAAGGTGGGATCATCACGCCAGCTGGCGCTCATGTTGTGATCGCAATAACGGGGTCTCGAGGCGGTCAGCACGGCTACCACGACAGACCGTTGCCGGATGGAAGCTTTGAGTACTACGGAGCGGGACAACGGGGCGACATGGAACTCAAAGATCGGAACCGTCGTCTGTTCGAACATAGCCAGGATGCCAAAAGCCTTCTTCTGTTCGAAGAAGAACGGCGATCCCTGCGTTTCGTCGGCGAGTATGTGTGTGAGGGTATCGAATGGCGGGACACTCCTGACGCCGATCAACAGATGCGTAAGGCAATCGTTTTCACCTTGCGCCCGCTCGAGAACATAAATGAGGTTGTCGAGGACACAGGAGCTTCCGAAAAGTCGTTGACGGATAAGGAACTCGAAGCGCTCGCAATTCAATCCTCGACGCCTGCAGCAGGAAAGAGCACGCGAACGGCAACGTTCAATGTCTATGAGCGGAGCAAGCATGTCAGGAATTGGGTTCTGCGCCGCGCCAAAGGGAAGTGCGAATACGATGGAGTTCCTGCGCCTTTCCTTAGAGAGGATGGCGAGCCCTACCTTGAGCCCCATCACATTCATCGCGTCAGTGATGGCGGTCCGGATGATCCCAGTACAGTAATTGCCCTTTGTCCCAACTGTCACCGTCGGGCGCATTCGGGGGCCAATAGAGCAACTTTCAAGAAAGAGCTTCTTGACCGAATGAAAGTACTTCAGCCCAACTCTGGAGAACCGGCCTAGATGTTTCTCCCTGACACCGTCATGAGGTGGCTTGGCCCCACTGTTGTCATTGTAATCGGCGTTTCTGCAATTTTTGGCTTTTCGGCTGGGCACGAGGCGCTCTGCGAACCGGAAAAGAACTGCCTCATTTCTTGGGTTGGAGCCCTCAGTGGTTGGGCAGCTCTTGCCGGCGCATTGCTGACTATCGGCGTCATGCGGGAGCAGCTGAAAGAACAACGACGGCAAACGGACCACATGATGGGCGATAGCCAGCCGGATATGTTCTTGGACAGCAATGTCCGCTTTGGAGACGATGAATTTTTCTCGGAAGTTCGGATGACAGTTGTTAATCGCAACCGGCGACCGCTTCACCTTCATCGTATAGAGTTTGAGGCGCCTGAAGGGATAATCGCCGGCATAAGAAGCTCGGTTATAGGCGATAAGACTGAAGCGCCTCCGCTGGCGATGAGCTATGTAACGCAGTACATCCATCGAACGTTGCCCGGTAAGGAGGAAGGGCAACCTGCGCGTCACTGCGTGATCGACATGCACTTGTTTGAGAAGGCTGAGGAGGGGAACCGGCTGGTCACGCTCGACAGGGGTGTCGAGCAATGGTCTCGGGCGGCCATCCGAATAAAGCTCCACTGCATACAAAAGGATGCAGACAAGAGGACGCTCGTCATGGAGGCTTCCACGGAGATCAATTTTTGACGTCTGTAGACAAATCATAGATCCAACTCCGCTGGGCGCTCGGAGCGCATGGAAACGTAACGGGTGTATTGGGCTTCGAATTTCAGGCGCTCGCGAATGGTCGGATCACCGAAGCGGACCTTGATCGCGGCGATCTCGGCGATTCCTTCAATGTCACCGGGGAACACGCGATTGATGGTTGCCCAATCGGAAGGCCTCGCAGCTACGTCCTCGCGCTCCTTCTTGTATTTCTCAGGCCGGTAAAGGGTGACGACGGCGTCGTAGTCAGCGCGAGCGCCCTCACCGCCGTACAGGTCGGCAGCGATCGGCCGTGGATTGTCTCGCTTGCTGCCGTTACCGTTACGCTGGTTCAGGATGAGGACCGAAGCCTGCGTCTCGTCTGCCAACGACTTGAGCTCGACAGTGACCTCGCCCGAGATCCTGTCCGGAGACAGCTTCGGATCTCTCGGCTTCACCTTGCCGATATGGTCGATCACGATGAAAGGCGTGCGTCCGTTATGTCTCTTCTTCATGAAGCGACGGGCGTAAGCGATGAGCTGGCCCACGCCTTCACGCTGGCAGCGGATGATGTCGAGAGGTTGCCGATCGAGCCAGGTGGCGAACTGGACGCACGTGTCTTGCTCTCTCTGGGTCATCATGCGGGTTGGGTCGCGCTGCTGCCTGATGTCGATTCCGTGGACTTGTGAAATCATCTGGCGGACGCATTGGGCTGCCGACTGGTCATAGGAGAGGAAGAGAACCGGATGACCTTCACGAACCGCGTGGTGGATGAGCTGCATGGTCAGGGAAGACTTCCCCTCACCCGATGAGGAAAGCAGGCCGTAGAGGTTGCCCGCTTCGAAGACGGGCTCCGAGAGAACCTTCGCTATCTCCGGCAGAGCGATCGGCACGCCAATCACACCATCGCGCTGGGAGGAAGCCTGGAAGGCTGAGAGATAAGAGGAGCCCGGTGATGTTATCGACGTCGTCTCGACGAAGCGTGCGCGGAGATCCTTCAAACGGCTCTCCATCTGCTCGATCTCGTCGCCCAGCGTCAGCAGCGTGTGGCCTTCCTTGGCCATGCTGGCGGCAAACTCCGCCTCTCGGGCAAGCTGCCGTGCGAGGGACATGCCTTTCACGATCTGCAGGTTACCGTCGAGCTTTGTCTGAACATCGGGACGGGCCCCGGCGATTTGGAGCGTGCTGAGGTACTGTGCTGGGCTGACGTCTGTCTTGCCGTCGTCTTTCGGAATAAACGGCTTGAGAGAGACCGCGTTCACCCGCTGGTGGCCTTGGTAAAGCTTCTTTGCAGCAGTGAAGATGAGGGAGTGCAGACCGTCGACGAAGTCTTCCGGCTCCAGGCCGCACTCGTTCAGAACCTCGTTGTTGCCAAAGATGCTGGCGATCACCGCTTGCTCGGCGTCGATCACGTCGTCTTCGGTGATCTTGTCCATGAATTGGGCGTGGGCGTTCATGCACTCCTCCCGGCGTAGAGGATGACGGGAGAGCGCGGGAGGCGTGGCGTCTCTGTCCAGACGTACCAGGCGTGGTCCTCGGTGCCGGTGACACCATCGAGCGTCCAACTTATGCGGTCAGTGAGGGAGATCTTGGCAGCGAAGCGCGAGTTGTTTTGGAACAGATGCTTTCTGGTGTTCCCGAAATCGAACTTCGCCGTCAGCAGGAGCGCGACGAGACCCTTGCATCTGGTTAGAGCGTATTCAGCGAACAACCTGGCATCACGGTTTCCCTTCCCGTAAGGCGGATTGGTGATGATCGCGTCCAGCACAGGCCACGTCCCGTGCGGCCGGAGGAAGTCGTAAAGCTCGTCATGCTGTCGGCTGTAAATGGCAATGTCAGACGTGTAGACCGAACCGCCTTGCTCCGCGATGACATCTGCCATGAGGTGGTTGCCTGCTGCCGGCTCCCAGACATCGAGACCTGCCACCGGGAAGTGGCTAAGGAGAGCCTCAGTCACCCACGGCTCTGTCTGGTAAAGGTCGTTTTCGGCGCGAGCGTATTTTGAAGCGACGACCGTCATGCCGCGCTCCGCTTCTGCTCGTAAGCTCTTGAGCTCTCCCGTCCAGGAACAGACTTCCGTGCCGATCGTTCTAAGCGCCAACGGAGGAACTCATGAAAACCGATATCTGGGACCGGGGCGTAGAATTGGTTATCGACGGAAAAGACGAATTCCGTACCGTAAGCAACACGAGGGAAGCCGTTGAATGCCTTATGACCAGTTGGCCCGATGAGAAAGGTCCAGCATACGCGACCGCTCGGAAGGCATGTCTCAGCGCCCTTGATGGCGAACCATCCGATATTGATCCTCGTGCCGCGTTCATCGCGGCTGCCGGAGAATGTGGAATTCTGCGAACGAGTTAATATGCTCATGCCGCGCTCCTCTCGTTCCGCTGCATACGCAGATCCATAAGCGGCTGCTGGTACCGGCCAGCGTGGACCTTCATCTCGCGGACACCCCAGCAGATCGCCAGTGCGCAGGCTTCCGCGGCGTTGTGAGCGAGACCCTTCTGAGGAGGAAGCTTGATGCCGAGGCGGTCGCACTCGGAGACGGCGGCCGTCTTCCAGTCCTTCTTGCCCTTGTTATCGAGCGGCGGCTTGAACGTCTGGCCGAAAAAGGCCTTGCGCCAGGTGGATGGAGGAAGTGTGCCGTAAGGGATGCCAAAATTTGCGATCGTCGAGACGATGGCGGTGGTAGCGATCCATGGATAGAGCATCGCGTCGGCGCTGGTGTTGCCGATCTTCGCGAGGGACTGTTCCTCGAGGACAACCCAGTCGGGCTTGCCATGCTCGCGAATAAGGCTCGCGACCTTCAAGCCGATCTGGTCGCCGGTATAATAGTGGTCGGCCTTGTCGGGCATCTGGAGCACACCGCATTTGATGTGGGAGAAGTTGCGGTCTTTCTTCTGCTGGTCCGGGTCATAGATGCACCAGCCGGTTGATTTGGAAGGATCAAAACCGAAGATGAGGGTCATTGTGCCGAACCCTCCGGAATGAGGCGGTAGCAGGCCCCGCGCTCGCCCATCGGCCCTTTGCTGCCTTCTCGCTGGATCATCCAACCAAAGGGGCTGAGGCGCTTCCTGAGCAGCGAAAGCGTGACGGCGAAGCTGTTCCGAGAATTCTCCGGCTCGTCTTCGAGCTGATAGATCGCCTCAATCAAGGAATCGCGACGAACGCGCCGACCGACAGGCTTTGCCAGGGTTTCTAGAATGGCCTTAGCCACCCATGACCGCTCGGCATCGATGATAGATTGGATGGGTGCCGCTTCGCCGATGAGGCCGCCGCAACAAGGGCACGAATAGGTTTGAATGCGAGGCTGTACGTTCATGGCGCTCCTCGGGAGGAAAAGCCTCAGCATTCGCGCTGAGTAGGTGAAGGCGGCTCAAGCAGGGAGGATGCGAGCCGCCCGGAGGCTCGTTATTCGGTGAAAGGATCGTCACCGCCGGCGGGAGGCTCTTCGTTTGTGGTTGCCGCCTTCGCCGCGTTGCGCTTCTCCATCGCCGACTGGAGATTTTCGCGGGCAATGCGCTGGCCTTCGTCGTATCCGTCGAGCCAAGCGCGATCCTCGGAGCTGCCGCCCTGATACTTCTTCGAGACGCGATCGAGAGCGGCGAGACCCGCCTCAACGCCGGCGGCATAGATCATCTGCTCGTTTGTCACGCGATCGCCGAGGAGATCCTGTTTCCGATCGTCCTGGATCAGACCGAGGCGGATCCGGTTGCGCCTGAGCATATTGAAGTTGTCGACCTTCTTCTGAGGGTCGTCGGTGGTCATGCAGTCGATGAAGTCTTTGATTTCCGCCTCGGCAAATCCGTCGTTCTTGGCGTCCTTCTTGGCCGTCTTTTCTTCTTCAGCCAGGTCATCGCGCTTGTGCTTCAGCGCCAGGCGCCTGCGGACGTGATGCCCCCAGAGCGCCTGCTTTTCCTCATCGTTGAGTGCTGTGTTATGCCCGGCTGCGGTCATTGCTTTCACCTTCCTTTCGCTTGCCTGATTTTTGCAGCCAAAGCCTCAGCCTCAGCAGCCAGATCCTCAAAAGAGCCATCGGGGTTCCTCGTCATCTCGATGTGGATTTCATGCTGGAGGCGCGAGATCTGCTCGTGGCAGTAATCCAGGTATGCGCCTCGGACCCGACCCAGCACGGTCAGCTTCGGGTCCTTCGTCTCGCCCTTCATCAGGCGCTCATAGCTTCTCTCGGACATGCGGCTCCGCTTGGCGCATTCCTTGACTGCCAGGGGGTAATCCCCCCAACCTTTTACGATCGATTGAAAGAGCTTTTTGGCATAGCCCGATGCCCTATCCGGGGAGTATGCATCTACAAAAGACATCTGCTTTCCCTGTTGGTTTGTTGATTTATTCTGGTTGGATTTCAGCCAGTTCATGTTCGCCAGCCCTGATAAGTTGATCTTCGTCAGGGCGGCGATGCGTACAGAGTTCAACCGCCGCCCTGCGGAGTACCCTGGTAGGAAGCCCGAACGCTAAGCTTGGAACCTGAAGCGTTTGGGCACTGGAAATGATAGAATTGGAGAGCCCCCTCGGGGGCGCCAGAAATGGAATTATCGGTTGGCTTCTCTTTCTTGCCGAAGAGAGCCCGAGCGCAGAGACCGAAGAAACATGCGCCACATATGCAGAAGAACAGCCCTTGAAAGAAAACGCTCATGAGCTCGTCTTCCCTGGTCTCTGCACCATCGGTCGCGTGTCTGGCGTCCGATGTTCGATTGCGTTCTGTGCGAGGGCGTCTTCGCCAGTGGAGAGCTTCGTCATGCGCCGCTCCCTACGTCGTCGAGGAACTCATGCTTGTGAACGATGAGCTCGGACGCCGACGGTTCAACGCTCGTAGCGTTCGCCAGTCCGGCCTTGCCGTTCACTGCAGCGAATGCGCCGGCCTCCGATTGGTGATTTGGATATTCCGGTGTGACGAAGAGCTGCCAAGCGATCGGCTGTTCCTTCGTGCCCAGGCCGACCCAGCGGCCGGGACCGAACTTCTCAATCCAGTGAGACTTGATGACCTTGCCGCACTTGGTGGCGAGCCAGAGGTCGCGGTCGCGCGGAGCGGTGGATATGTCGTGGTTCCACATGGCCAAACCTCAGAATGGGATGTCATCTGTCCAGCGCTTGCCGGTGCCGATATCGGTCACGTCGACGTCGCGCTTGACGACATGATGGGTTGCTTCAAGGACGAAAAATTCAACGTCCGGGTTTTGACGAGCGAGACGCTTTGCCTCCTCCATCGCGCTCATCTCGCTCTTGTGTCGATGCGCGGGCGCACGCTGGTGAAGGCCGTAGACCATCCAGAAAGTCATGCCACCGTCTCCGCACCGAGGATAAAATCGTTCGGCTCAACGAGACCGCCGGTGAGCTCGGCGATCTTGCGCATCTGGTCGGGGCGCGGAACGCGCTCGCCGTACATCCACTTCCGGATACCGGAAACGGACATGTCGCCCATGTTGGCAGCGAATTGCTCTGGGCTGATCTTCTTGTCGGTGAGGTACTGTGCGAGCTTCATGATCCAAACTTACCCAAAGTGGGGAACATTTGCAACCCCAAAATGGGGCGCGACAGTAAATGCGTAAATTTGCGATGTTACCCGGTATGGGAAATAAGCTGAAATCACTGAGGGAACAGCGGGGCTGGACGCACGAACATGCTGCAGAAGTTATGGGCGTGTCGCGAAGCCAGTTCATCAAGCTCGAGCGTGGCGAGCGTCGGCTAACTGTCGATTACATCAACCAGGCCGCCAAGGCGTTCGGCGTACGGCCGGCTGACGTCATCGAGGATATGGACGATAACGTCGTTCCGCTGATGGGATACATCGGCGCCGGCTCTGAGATCATGCCGGAGTTCGAGCAGGTTCCGCCGGAAGGCCTTGACCAAATCCATGTTCCCTTCCCGCTTCCTGACGAGATGATTGCCCTGGAGGTACGCGGAGATTCAATGCTCCCAGTCTACAAGGATGGACATGTCCTCATCGTCTACGCTGAGCAGAAGCGACCGCTTCATGCTTTCTTCGGGGAAGAAGCCGCTGTTCGAACCTCGGACGGTCGCCGCTATTTGAAGACAATCATGAAGGGTTCTCCAATCACACTGATGAGCTTCAATGCCGCGCCGATCGAGGGCGTGAGCCTTGAGTGGATTGGCGAAATTTTCGCAGCGATCCCCCGGCTTCAGGTGAAGAAAGTCGAACGAGCAGGCGGCTTGCAAGGGAAACTGAGGCTGGGATGAAAGCTGCACCTGCACTTGTCGCGTTGTTTGGACTGCTGATTTCTACGGTATCGCATGCGGAGACACTGCTGTGCGTTGAGGATGTCGCTGGGGGGATCAAGTTCGTGGACGGTGCGTGGAAGGGAGTGACCTTCAAGGTAGGACGGCAATTCGCAGTGACTTCGACCGATAAGAAGTCCTACGAAGTGAAGGAGATAGGCCAAAAATACGCTATTCACAGCTGCACCAGAGAGACCCTAACCACCGGTGAACTTGCAAATCAAATGGCCTGCGGCGGGATGGGCTATGGGATGCTCATCAACTTCGAGAAGCTTCGCTACATCGAACTCTACACTTGGGGATACATCGAGGACGACCAAACGGGAAAGAACACCCCTTCCGTTACGGGCGGGAAATGTTCTCTGATTATGCCCTGACGCTCACCTCTCCATTTACTCCCCTCAGAGCAAGACTCTAAGACAAGAATAACTCTTTCCGTATTTCAGCTTTCCGTATCTCGTATGACAGCCATGTCATAGGTAGGTATGACAGCCATGTCATAGGTCGAGGCTGTAAACGCTCGATCTCCCGGGCTGCCTGCGCACCCTCAGCCACTCCTCGTCCTCAAGCTCCTTGAGCGCTCTCGCAACATGCCGAGGCGATATCCCTAACGCCTTCCCGATCGTCTTCATTGCCGGGTAGGTATACGGCTTTTTCGCGCTCAATCTCAGCGCCAGGTGAATGCCGACGAGCTTCCCATTCCGGCTTACAAATTCATTCCCCACGAGCGCTCGCATCCATGCGTCTCGACGCCGGAGCCACCTGCCCGTTTTACTGCCAATTTGCTGATCCATGGCATAGCCATACTCTTTCCCCATTTTGGGGTCAATCAAATGTTCCCCATTTTGGGGTTGCAATGTTCCCCATTATGGGTAATATGACTCATCAGCCGACGACGACTGAGCCCCGCAAGGAAGTCCGCGAAACGTCGATCGGCCTCGAATGAGAGGTTGGGCAATGAACATTCTCACAGCAGCTATTCCCCGTCCGGTTCAAAGCCGTTCCCAGCAGCCCCGCGACTTCATGGTCTGCGTCCTGCACTCGGACGGCTCCACGAGCTACGCGACCGGCAATGGCAAGCTCGGCGATGAACTGTCCAGCGACGGCGATGACGCTCTCGTGTTCTGGGACATGGAAGAGGCCAAGGGCTGCTACGCGCTTCTGTCGATGCTCGGCTACCACGCCAGCATCGAGCCGATCTGGAGGGCGTCCAGATGAACAGCAACCGCCTCACACACATCCTCACGGCCAAGCAACACGCGGCAGAGGTCGCTGATGCTCTCCTCCTTGCGGCCTACAGCGAGGGCATCTCTCGAGGCTTCCACGAGGATCAGGCGTTCAACCACCTCGTCAAGCTCATCGATACGCTCGGGTGGAAGCTTCCGGCTCCGGAACAGCGTGAGAAGGATAAGGCAAATGGCTGAGTGGCATCGCTCTGCTCGTGAAAAGAAGGCGAATGAACTGGACCTCGAGATGTTCAATCTCGTCCGCCGCCTCGAAGAATTCGCGACTGCTGCATTGCCGGCAGAAGTGCAGTGCTTCCGGGCCGTTGCAAGGCAGCTCAATGCCAACCGCTTCCACGTCCAGAAGTACATGCACAAGCGAGACCTGGAGGCGATCGATGCTTGACGCAACCATCTGCCACATCCGCGATCACCGCGAGTGCGACTGCAAGACCGGAACCTGCCGCCAGCAGATCAAGGCCATCCAGGCTCCGGTCCATCAGTTCTCGGTCTCCGAGATCCTTTCAACCGCAATCGTGATCGGCGCCATCGCTGCCTTCTTCGCCTTCGTTTCAATCCCGCGCGCTGTCGGCGCGTCTCACGATCAGTTTCTCGCACAACAGGAGAGCCGCAATGGCTGAACAGTCTATCGGTGCACTTGCGCTCAAAATCGTCGGCCCGTGGGCCTGGTATCAGGCAGCTCTCAAGAACCCTGCAGCGGTCGGCAAGACGCTCCCGGTTCATGAGGATGAGCCGCAGCAGGGCTATTACCGCGCAAAGAACCGCGACAAGGCGTTTGAGCCGGTTGCGATCTTCTATCCGGAAGGCTCCGATCAGCTCGTCGCCTATCGCAACGGCCGCGAAATCAAGCCCGACACCGTCTGGACGTTCTGCTGCCGCTACCCGGTGACATACGCGGCCTACAACGACGCGCTGGCCGGCAAAGGCTGGCCAGATGATGACGCGGTCGTCGCGGCCCAGATCCAGGCTCCCGAGCCGACGATCGGCGACAATTCCGGAAATGAGCGTGTAGGCGAGACCGAGACGCTCAAAGATCAGATCGACGCCGCTCTCGCCGGCATGAAGGCCTACGAGACGATCAGCGACGACAAGACGGCGGGGAAAGCTCTGTCGCTCCGCAATCGCCTGAATGAGCTCTCCAAGGACGCGGACAAACTTCGGACCGAGGAGAAGGAACCTCACCTAAAAGCCAGCAAGGCTGTGGATGCCAAGTGGCAGCCGCTAGTCAAGAAGGCGAAGGAAGGTGCCGACAAGGTCCGCGATGCGATCGGCTCTTGGGAGACGGTCAAGCTGCAGCAGCGCCGCGCGGAAGAGAAGAGGGCGGAAGACGCTCGTCGCGCCGCAGAGCAAGCCGCTAGCGAGCAGAAGGCCGACACAGCGGTGCTGGAAGCCCCGAAGGTAGAGGTGCAGCCTGACGCCGCTCCAAGCACGGTCCGCGCCTCCTACGGCAAGGCCGCTAGCGTGTCGGTCAAGACGGTCGTCAAGGATGTCACCGACTGGTCGGTGCTCGCCGTCTACATGTCCAACAATCCCGAAGCACAGGACATCCTGCGTAAGCTCGCCCAGCGCGCGCTCGACGCCGGTCGCACCGTTCCTGGAATCACCACCGAAGAGAAGGCGAACGTTCGATGACCGATTTGCTCACCCCTGCCCGCGCCGTCGCTGCCATCAAGTTCAAGTGGCAGAAGGACGAGAAGACCTACGACTACTTCGTTCCGAACGGTCTGGAGGTCGCTGCTGGTGACAAGGTCGTCGTGGCAACCAGCCGCGGCGAAACCGAAGTCACCGTCGTCGAGATCAAGGCCGAATCCAACAAGGCCGAGAAGGACATCCTTCGTCGCGTTGAAGCGCCGGCTGCTTCCGAAACCGCTCGCTCCGATGAATGGAACTTCTGATGAACGTTGTAACGCAAGCAAAGCCGACGAAGCTTGACCAGTTCCGCATGGAGGTTCTTCCGCCAGAGCGTCGTCAGGAATTGGTAGCGGGTATGCCCCCGCATGTTCGCCCGGAGCGGTTCGAACGCAATCTGGTGAACGCCATGATGCAGAACCCTGGCCTGATGGATCTGGACCCTCGCCTCATCTTCCGCGAAATCTCGAAGGCGGCAGCGCTCGGTCTCTATCTCGATCCACAGCTCGGAGAGGCGTATCTCATCGAGTCCTGGAACGGAAAAGCCAAGCGCAAGGAGCCGCAGCTCCGCATCGGCTATCGCGGCTTGATCAAGCTTGGTCGCCAGTCTGGCGAGATCAGCATGATCTACGCTCACGAGGTGCACCGGAACGATTTCTTCGAATGCAGTCTCGGCGATCACAAATCGCTCGTTCACAAGCCGGACGTGTTCGGCGATCGCGGCGAGATCGTCGGCTACTACGCTGTCGTCAAGTATCAGGACGGCGAGACGGACTTCGAACCTGTCACTGTTGCCCAGGCTCACGCGATCCGCGATCGCTCGGACGGTTGGAAGGCATTTTCCGAAGGCAAGATAAAGTCGACGCCTTGGGCAACCGACGAAGTGGAGATGTCGAAGAAGACGGCTATCCGCCGCCTGACCAAGCGCATTCCGCAGTCACCGGAGCTCGCTGAAGCGATCAACATCGAGGATGCGGCCGAGCATAGCGAGATGCGAAATGTCACGCCTCAGCAGCCTCCAAAGCCTCCTGTCCCGCCACCGCCGCCCATGGAAGCGATCGAGGACAACAGCGCTGCCGAGGATGAGACAGTCATCGAGCATGATGAGCCGACCGCGGAGGAGGTCGTTTCTGACAACGCAGAGGTGGTCGACGACACGACCTATTTCGAACAACTCGAAGACGCTCTCGCTGTTGTCTCTGATGCTGCATCGCTTGAGGAGGTCTGGACCGAGTTCGATCCTATGGCCAGATTTGACGGCAAGCCCCAGGCTGAAACCAATCAGGCAATAGCAAAGGCTATCCGCAAGCGCGCTGAAAAGCGGATCGGCGGTGCGGCATGAGCAAGACCGACTATCCCGCACTGCGCATGACGATCGAAGGCGGCCGGCTGATCCCGGCTAGCCCCTTCGAGGCCGAGCGCTTGAATTCGTATCGCCGCGGTACCGTGGTCTATGTCCGCTTCACCGAGGAGAAAGACCGCGTCCTGGTCAAGAAGTGGTTCGCAATCATCGGCCTCGTGCTGAAGCAGTGCCAGACGCCTTGGAAGAACAAGGACGAGGCGCACGAGGCGATCAAGCTCGCGCTCGGCATCGTCAACCTGTCCAAGACGGTCGGCGGCGATTTCATGGCCTACCCGAAATCTCTGGCCGAGCTCGAAGATCCGGAGCTGCAAGAAGCGCTCGAGCAGATGACCGAGCTTCTCAGCCACATGACCGGCGTCGACGTCGCCACGCTCCGCAAGGAGACGGCTCATATCGACGAGACGCCGCACGAGCCAGACACCGGCGAGATCATCGAGGGCGAGATCCTGCCACCTGAAACCACCGAATCCGGTGCCTCCCCCGCTCCGGAGAATGCAGACGCGGATGCGCCCTCGTCCGTAGCTGCCGGGGAGGTCGACACCGCCCAACCGTCGGCCTCCTCCACTGACCCCGATGCTTCCTCCTCCGAAGCATTGGATCAGGCCGGCGATCCTTCCTCCTCCTCCCAAGGATCGCCGGCCGCCCCTGAAACAGAACGTGAGACGCTGATCCGCTTCGCGCGGGATGTCCTGCCGCTGGCCGCCGACATGACGGTTTCGCCAGGTGCAGCAAAGCTCGTCGAGAAGGAATGGGCGGGACAGATCAAGGCGCTGTCACCGGATGGTGTCGAGAAGGCGCAAGCGATCAGCGCGTCCATGCGTGCCATATCGAACAACCCATCGAAACTAGGTCCGGCCCTCGAGCACTTCGCTGATGTGCTGGAAACGACCGTCGAAGAGCTTGGAGGCTGATATGGCCTACGGAGACTATGACGGCTCGAACAAGCCAGACAAGGGCAAGGAAGGCGGAAGCTGCAATCGCACCCGCTGCCAGAGCGCTCCGGCGTTTTGGTACAACCACGGCTCCTATGCCTGGTACTGCGCAGACTGCAAGGGGCAGATCTACGACGCAGTTGGTCAGCCGCACTGGGCGAAGGACTTCCCGAACGCCGGCCATCCGATGTTTGAAACCCGCGAGATGATGAACGCTCGGGAGGTTGCGAATGCCGATCCGCACTGACCGTATGAAGCTCTACCCCGGTGGCGGCACTCACTCGAAGGAGTGGAAAAGGTTCCGCCAGTCCCTCCTCGATCGCGCCGGCAACGCCTGCGAAGGCACGCCGATACATCCGGACTGCCGAGCCCCGAACGGAGGCAAGCATCCAGAGACTGGCAGCAAGGTCGTGTTGACCATCGCTCACATGGACCACGACGAGAGCCACGCCGATCCGGATCGATGCCGAGCCCTCTGCCAGCGTTGCCACCTGAGATGGGATGCCAAGCACCACGCGGCCAACGCCGCTGTCACACGCCGCCGCAAGGCGCCGCAGATCGACATGGAGGATTTCCTCAATGCCCAGAACTGAATTCGCCCGCAAGACCAAGCAGCAAGCCCTCACCCGTTCCGGCCACCGCTGCGAGGCCACAGGGACGCGCTACGGCTTCGAGGAAGGCCAGCGGTGCAATTGCAGCCTGTCGCTGGGCGTGCAGTTCGATCACGATGTTCCCGATCAGCTCGGTGGCGATAACGGTCTGGAGAACTGCCGAGCGATCTGCGTCCAGTGCCACAAGCACAAGACGCGGAATGATATCCAGCAGATCCGGAAGAGCGATCGTCAGAGGGATAAGGCGTCGGGCGTCATCCGGCCGACTGGCAAGATCAAGTCTCAGGGCTTCGCTAAGACCGAGAAGGCAGCCAAGCGCAGCGCGAAGCCGTCGCTTCCGCCTCGATTGCTCTACAAGCCGACTGAGGAGACGCAGCGATGACGGCGCTTCCCTACATTTACCGCTGGGATCGCCAAGGCCGCAAAGGCCAGCCGTGCGAGGTCCTCGTCCGCGCCAAGGTCATGAATAGCTGCCTCGTCCGGTTTTCCGACGGCTACACGATGGTGACGAGCCGGAACGCGCTGATGAAGGGCAAAGTCGGGAGCCGGCCAAGAACCGTTTCGACGCAGTCCTTGGCCGACCCTGCGTCGCGATCGGTCGAACCAATCTCGACGTGCAATGACAATGCCGCAACCAATCCGAACTGGGAATCCGTAAATTGTCGTAATTCGTGCGGCGTGTCGGCGCGTGAGCCTGTGGATAACATCGGTGGAAAGCGGGGATGAAATGGGGAACACCGTTGACCTGAGCCGCAACGTGCCGCGCCTTGGACTGAATAGGTCCGAGGTCGCTCTTGCCATCGGCGTGAGCGCAAACACGGTTGATCTGATGGTCGAGGAAGGTTTCCTGCCGAGGCCGAGGAAGTGGCATAGCCGAAAGGTGTGGCTTGTCGCTGAGATCGCCGCGGCTATGTCAGAGTGGCCAGAGGATGGCATTGTTAAGCAGAGGGTAGACGCTGACGACGGCGACGACTGGCGGGCGTCTGCATGACAGACGTGGCTAATATCGACCTGCCCTATATCGAGAAGAACAAGAGCCGACACGGCACGATGCGCTACTACCTGCGCATTGATGGCGAGCGCATCTGCCGCCTCCCTGATGACATCAACTCCGAAGAGTTCGGCGCCGCCTATTGGAAGGCGCGCAGGGCCGCAGAGCCGGTCAGGGAGCGCCTCGGCGAGGCCAAGGCCCTATCTATCATCGTAAAGCCCAACACGTTCCGTTGGCTCTGCATGGAGTACATGCGGAGCAATGCGTACGAGAGCCTCGATCAGACAACGAAAGACCGGCGCCGAAACATCTTGGAAGGCATGTGGCAAGAGCCGCTGACCGATAAGGATGACCGCCCCTTTGCAGATATTCCCCTGTCAAAGTTGGGTGTCGGCCATATCGAGGTACTCCGCGATCGGAAGAAGACAGCGCCGTTTGCGGCTGATGAGCGCCTTAAGGTGCTCCGCCAAGTGTTCGACACGAAGAAGGAAGGCAAGCCGATCACGCCGAACATCGCGCGCCTGGTCGACCCATTCAACGCGCACACCGACGGTCATGAGACAGCCACCCCTGACGATATCGCCAAGTTCATCGAACATCACGGCACAGGCTCCAAGGCAGCGCTCTACATTGCTATCCAGATGTACACCGGCCTTCGCGTATCGGATCTCGCAGTCCTCGGTCCCCAGCATCGCCGCAGGGACGCCTTCAAGCTCCGCCTGTTCAAGAATCGCAACCGGACGCCGGTGGATATCGAGATCACGATCCATCCGATCCTGGAAGCGGTGCTGGCGACGCACAAGGTCACGGCGCTGACGTATCTCGTGACGGAGTTCGGTAAGCCGTTCAGCGTGAAGGGTCTCGGGAACCGGATTTCGGACTGGTGGCGTCAGGCTGGAATGCCTCACCTCACCTCGCACTCGGTTCGCAAGGGGTTGGCCACTGACGTAGCTCACAATGAGGCGACAGATAGCATGCTCGAAGCGATGTTCGGCTGGAAGGATTCGAAAACGTCTAAGATCTACACGCGGAACGCAGAGAAAGCGCGCCTCGCGAGACAGACGGTCGAGAAGATCAAGTGGGATGGAATCGGCTCGAAACTGTTGCCGGCGGCCGATGGGACGGAGGGCTGAAACGGGAACGGATTGCCACACCTCGATTTGGTGTAGCGGAACGGTTCAAGTTCAAACTGCCACACCTGAAAAATTAAGTGGCAAAATCAAAATACTTACAAGCTGGTGAAAGAATGTTTGGAGGCCTCGCCCGGAATTGAACCGGGGTACAAGGATTTGCAGTCCTCTGCGTCACCACTCCGCCACGAGGCCTCACGACGCTTCATGACCGAAGCGTTGGCGGGCATTTAGAATGAATAGAAATCGAGTGCAAGGGGGTTGTTGAAAAACCGATGGGATTTCAGGTCGTCATCCCACCGTTTCTGTGGTCAACCATTAGTAGGGAGAGTAGCACTGCCGCCGCGGACCGTAATACGGCTGATAGGTGTTGTCATACGCCCGATACGACCGGTAGCGGCTGTAACACCAATCGACGTGCGAATTGCCTACCGGTCGAGCCACCGGCTGCGAAGCAATGAGGCCGCCGATGATTGCGCCGGCTGCAAGACCGCCGAGCAGCGCACCAGCATCGCTGTTATGGCGGCGGTAGTAGCCGTCGCGATAATAGCGATTCCCGTAATGATTTCCGTAATAACGATCTCCGTAACGGCCATGGCGGTAGCCGCCGCAACGGTAGATACTGCAGCGGTCGAAGCCGCGACTATTTCTCACACCGGAATCTCCGAACCCACCGCGGCTCTGAACCGAATGCTCATCGCCTGAATTTTCGGCAAAAGACGGACCGACGCCGGCTAGGCTTGTGGCGATTGCCAATACCAATACCGCAAGTTTCTTCATTCCAGCACCTTCTTATTTCCTGCATGCTTGTACACGTCCGCGCATATCTCATTAACGCTTAGCTAGGTCCGAGGTTCCGGCCCGCGCACCGTTCGGCATTTTCGCTTGAGCTGCCGGATGACCACAGATTCAAGGGTTGGATTTACGCCTCTTCACCCACCAGACGGAGAATCGCCGCCGCATCCGACGGACGAGATGCAAATCGTGCGACAACAGGATGAACCCCAGCGGAAGCATCCAGAAGCCGAGAACCGGCAGAAAACCCAAAACGCCGCCGAAGATCAGCAGCACGCCGATTGTCAGCCGGGCAAAGCGCGACCGCGGGAGCGGGATGCTTACGGAACCCAGAATGAGATGGCCCGTGGTGTGGTCGATGCCAAATCGCTTGGCGCTTGATTTTCCAGTGGTATCATGTGCTTCAGTCATCCACAGGAAATGGGGTTATGCAGGTCGAATACAAGCGGATGTCATTTTTTTGAAAAAACCGCTTGGCAAATCGTGCAAGCGTTTGTATTAGGCCACTCACACCGCGGCGAGCGGTGATCCCTGGTAGCTCAGCGGTAGAGCATTCGACTGTTAATCGACAGGTCGCCGGTTCGAATCCGGCCCGGGGAGCCAGTTTTCTCAGCTAAGTAGCTGAATTTGTTTTAGGAGTCGGTTCTTGATTGAACCGGCTCCTAATTTGTTTCCTAATCTATGTTTTGCCAGGCTTGCAGGTTGGCGCCGACGGCAGACGGTCATGCTGTACGGGATTCGCCCTTGATGCCGTATACCTGCGCATAAGCTTCCGGCAACCTATGTATAATTTCGCAAGTGCCGTCTGTTGGATAGGTTCTCATTGCCTCATCTCACCCCAACCCAAACGATGAGGCGGCAACTGCGCCTCGGTGCTTCTGCGTCAACCCACTGGGGCGGCGGATTTTGCATCCGCATTGACCGTCTCAACTGGTCATGTTGAGGCGGTCTTTCGCGTGTGCCACCAAGAAAACCGCCGGCATTCGCGCCGACGGCTGCAGTCTCCTCGTGGGTCGCCACGGTTGGCTCCGTGGCACGACTAAAAATTAAAATACAGGCTCACACCTGACCTACGATGGTAGGGGTAATAGTCGCGATAGCCATAATATCGGGGATAGCCGTAGTACCGAGGACGGTAGCACGAGCCGTAATACCGGCAGTCGCGATAAGCGTACCGCCGGTTCTTCCAGTGGCCATTCGCATACCCATTACCACGGCCGCGGTGTTTGACCTGCTCGACGTCGGCGGTGTGCATATGCACTGCGTTCGGCACGACGATCGGCGTGGCGTTTAGCGGCAGGGCGAAAGACGTAGCCAAGACTACGGCTGCGAGTGCGGGGAAAATCTTCTTCATCATCGGCGCATCCTTTCAGGCTGCGAGCCTGGGTTAATAAGCATTAACCTCCGATGAACGGCTGCGCTCTGCGGACTTCCCAAAAAGACACCTGCGGGCGCGCTGCTTGTGTAGGCGCAGGTGGTGACCGCGCCGGCCATAGGTGAGTGCGAATGGACGGTGCGCTATCGGTGCCCGCAATAGACGATGCCAACGAAATATAGGGAAATTAGGAGCGGCGCACCAGCTGGTGTCAATAAAATACATCTATAACAAGCACTTAAATCCGACCCGGGGAGCCAGTTTTGAAAGTAGGCGGCTGCTTTTGTTGAATATTCCGGAAGCAGGCGCTTTCTTCCCCACTTTCCCTCCCCACTGTTGAAATCGACCACGAGCCGCTGGCCTGCCTCAGCTACACTAGGGCGGGGCATTTTGAATCTGGGATAACCTCGCCCTGACGCTGGAACAAAGGTAACGGGCATTGTCGTTGAGGATTGCGCGGAGTGTGGAGCGCAGAGATTGTATGCGCCTCATGGGAGGGGTAGATCGCGTAAACCGAACCGGCAAACCTTTTCGGCATGTTGCCGCAGCATGTCCTAGCCGCGAGTGCCCACGCCGCCCCCTAGCCTGTCGGCTTTCGCTTTCTGGTGGGCGTTAGCAGTGCGCAGCGGAACCATTCGCGGGTTTGTGGGTTTTATCAACGCAATCGCTCTGACAGGTCGTTGCGCGCGCTGGCCCTCGCAGTCCCTCAAGGCGCCAGCACAAGAAGGCCCGGAAGCTCCCAGCGCCGGGTCTCCATTTTGAGTGCTTAATGCTTCCCGCCGATTTTTCCGTCAGACCCAGATCCAGCTCCATCATCCCGTAGCGTGAACGAGTCCAGCAGACGGCGACTCTCGCGCATATGGGCTATCAAGCGGCGAGCGTAGTTGTCGTAGGCGCTGACTTCGTCGGATCGAACTGGCGGCAGTCTCTCCATGCGCGAATCCTCCATTAGGTAAACCTAATAGAGATGAGAAAACGGGCGGAGGCAACTGATTCTATTGGGGTAGACCGGTCGGCGCGCTGCCGGTGGAGGGGCCGGTGGTGACCGCGCCGGCCATTGGTATATACAAAAGGCCACGCCAGGGAGGCGGACCGGCGCGCAAGTGTCGCGTCTAAAACTTGTTCATGATTCTGTCGAAGAGCTCACCGCTCGTCTTGTAGATCAGCCAGTCCATGGAACCTCGGCTGGAGTTGCAGTCGAGACACGCCAGCGCCAGGTGTGACCGTCTGTTGCTGCCGCCATCCGATCGCCGATCAAGATGCTCGAGCGTTTCCGCGCTAGGCGGCATCCTGCTGGTAGGAGCGTCAGGACCATGCACCCCCCGCAGCAGCAGCAGAGGCTTCCCTGCTTGCGCCTGAGCGTTGCGCGAAGTCCTGCCTGCTTGATCTTCACTGCGTGGCTCCGCGTGGCTAATGAGTGTTCGAGCGCATCGCCTCCGTTCGTGATCGCGAGGGAGGTATATTCCGTAGATTCCTCTACTCATTGCACTTCGCTGACGGGAAATGACGATTGCTCTGGTTTCATGGAAGTCGACGAATGA